TGGCAGGAGGACTGGTACGAGGCGTTGTTGACCGGGAGCCTGCCAGACGGGAAGGGCATGACGCCATACCTGTGGGAGGCGATACGGACACCGCTGGAACTCGGCGAGCGGGTGCTGGCCGAAGACGTGATCTACAACAATCGGCTGCTGCCCTATGTCCTGACCGGACCAGAGCAGACACGCGACCGCTACGGCGAGTTTTCCCCGACGATCACGACGGACACCCGCGAGACACCAGGACGATTCGGCAACGCGTGGCAGGCCTACGACGCGAGCACGAACTACGTGCTCAACCCGCAGAACTACCCCGGCGTCGGCGTGTGGGCGTCGAGCTCAGGCATCCCCGCGAACGCATGGCAGATGAGCCAGGACTTCGACACGACGGTCCCGGACCTGAACGGCAACCCGATTGTGGCGGTGAAGCTCCAGGCGGTCCACCCGACCGCGATCCTGTTTTCGATGCCATTCGAGACCGGCGCGTTCACAACCGGCGACGTGGTGACGTTCTCGGTCCTGATGAAGGGGAGCCGGGTCGGACAGGCATTCAACCTGCGGATGTACAGTTCCGCGACGGCGTACGTTGAGACCGCGATCAAGGTCGTGACGATCACCGGAGACTGGCAGTACGTGACGTTCCAGACGATCCCGCTACCGGCGACGATCATCGGTCAGGCGTTGCGGTTCTACATCTACGGCGCATCGACACCGGATATTGGCGACACGATCTGGTTGTGCCAGCCGCAAGCGGAGAAGCAATCGATCAACCCGCGACCAACCGCGTTCATCTACGGCGAGGAGTTCGGGTGGAACGGCGCAGCCGAACACAGCACGGCGACCCGCGATTACCAGATGGTGTCGATGCCAGCGGAGGACCGGGCGAACGCAGAGCACGGCACGATGATCGTGCGGTGGCGCATGGGAGACGGAACCAGTTGGGGCAATAACTACCTGACGACCATCGGCGACCACGGCGTTGCGGATACGGATTGGGCGGCGCTGAACGGCAACGCGGCAGGGCTCGGCGGGTTCTGGCGGCAGGGCACGGCGAATCCAATCCGATCATCGGCACGGTTCGCGGTGGAGCAGGGCGAGCACTACACCAGCGCGATGCGGTGGAACGGCTCGACCTTCCAGACGGCGCTTGACGCGAGCACCTGGAACACGACCCTGAGAGACGTCCCGCCATACGGCGTGTTTTCGGGCCCTATTCGCCTCGGAGGACTGTCGAGCGTGCTCATGCTCAACGGCGAGATTGAGCAGGTTGTCATCTTCCGGGCGGAACTGACAGACGAAGAAATCCAGGCGATCATCGACATTCCGGGAACGTGGACGTGGGAAGGATTGCAGACGATCCACACGTTCGAGGACATTGCCGATCCCGGCGACCCGGCGCAGCCTAGCACCTTCACGATCCGGCCGCGACTATGGCGAAGCGACCTGGTCCGAACCAGGATCGAGTTGCTGCCGCTGGCGTTGCCGCAGCGGTTGAACGTTGAGTTCAATGACGACATGCAGCACAAACGTTCCGCATCGGTGGACATGGTGGACCCGCACGTGCTGGACCCGCTGGCAGACTTCTTCATCCCGGAGTGGATCATGACCAGCGCAGACGGCACGGAGACCGTGATTCCGTTGGGACACTTCGTGGTGATGCCAGCGAGAGTTTCCACCTACCCGTCGATGCAGCAGGGATCGGTTGAGGGAAAGGACGTTACGTACCTCCTGCACCGGGCGGCGGTCCTCACCAGGTACACGGTGCCGACCGGGAGCAATCCGGGAGCAGCGGCGCGCCAGGTTGCGCTCGACTTCGGCTTGCCTGCCGAAATGGTGAACATCCCAGACAGCACGAAGGTGTTGACGAAGGACATGGTGTGGGAGCCAGGCGAGGACCGGTTGACGATCATCAACGACTTGCTCGGCGCAGGACTGATGAACAATTGCTTCACGGACGCGAACGGCGTGCTACAGACCAGGAAGTCGGAGGACCTTGCGACGGCGGCACCGGACGCGACCTATTCCAGCGAGCGAGGACCGGTCATTATCCCGCCGATCACGGAGAACCAGCCAGACATTAGCCGGGTGCGAAACGTGGTCACGGTCCGAAAGACCACACCAGGCGAGGACGCAATTTTCTGGACCGAATCGGTGACGGACGAAACCAGCCCGATCCACCCGGAGCGGCTGGCGGAACGGATGAACGCACCCTTGCCGATCATCCTGTCCGAGACGGTGGAGGACTCGAATATCATTGATGAGGAGGACGCAGAGACGAAGGCGAAGGAACTCCTCTCGATAGGCGGCGGATTCTACCGGAGCCTCGAAATGGTGCGAACACCGGAGCCCGGATTCGACACGCATTTCATCATCGAGTTGGACGTGCGCAACGGCGAGTACGTGTACTACGACGGCAACTGGCGGAGGCGCGTGTACCGGGCGCAGAGCATCGGCGCGCAGGCAACGGTTCGGATGGAACTGAACCGGCTAGAGAGGTGGCAATAATGGGCGTGGCAGGATCAGAGCCGCTATGGAACCGGTTGTCGAAAGACGTGCGGGCGGCGATCAATAACATGTGGGACCGGAAGCTGGTGGTGGAGACCGGCGACGGCTACGTTGAGGTGCGCGGCTACGACGGCGACCCATCGACCAGGAGGATCGTGAAGCAGCGGAACGCGGCGATCCGGGCGGGCGACGACGTGCTGGTGTTGCGGGCGTTCAAGACCGAAGTTGCCATTTGCGCGCTGAGCAGGATCGGCGAAGGCGACGATCCATTCTCGGGACTTGTGCCGTGGGGAGACGTGACGGGCAAGCCGACCACCTACGCACCGCAGATCATCCCGTACCGGTTGCGGAGCGACGCACCGGCGAGCACCGCGAGCGTGTCCAGTTACGTGGTGAAGCACACGGAGTTGGTGACCCTGCCAGCGTACGGGAGTTGGGGATGCCTGTTCACGGCGAACGCGACCGTCTGGCGTTCGGTGGCGAGCGGCGAGAAGGAGATACGCATGAAGGTGGGCGGCGTCTCGGCGACGCAGGCGTTCCGCACCGCAGACGGGTTGGTCATGACCACCGGGCACGGCATGACCAGCAGCGTCGCCAGGAGCGCGACCACCAGCCCGATCAACATCAGCGCGAGCAACCCGACATTCAATCTGGAGGTGGACTATCGAGGCGTTTCCACCGCAGGCACGACGAACATTTCCAACCTCGAAATCTCGGGATTCTTCTACCGTATCAGCTAGGGGGCACACATCATGGGACTTCTGGATCAGCACCGGTTGGCAAGCAACGCAGACTTCGTCGGGGTCGTGACAGCGGCCGTGATGAAGGCGGTCACGGACATTATCGCGGAGGACCCGGAGGCACCGCTGCACACGCAGCGCGTGGCCCTTGCCCGGTCCGTGTCGCGAGAAGTGGCAGGCCAGGACGACTCGAACTGGATCATGCGGTTCGCGTGGAAGGTTGCCGCGAATCCGACGATCCAGGCAACGCTTGTGGTCAACGGGAACGTGGTGATCGAGAACGTGGTGGACGGCGACTTCGAGTTCGTCGTCGCATCGTATTGGAACGAAATCGCCAGTGATACCTAGACGGTCATTCTGTGCCGCGCCAGCGAGCAGCGGCACAGAACAGACCAGCGAGGCGTAGTATTGGGACACGCGACCTTGTGGTGCAGGCTAGTAACCCAACCGGTCAAACGTCGGGAACCGTTCGGTCGGCAGGTTGCAAGCCCGGCTGGAAAGCTGGGAGACGGGAAGGAATGGATGATAGAACCACGCAGGGGCATCCCATGGCGAGGAGGACGAAATGAACCTTACCGCCACAGAAGTGCTCCTGATCCTGACCAATATTGGAGCCGGATTCAAATGGTGGCAGGAGCGCAAGGACACGCGCTCCAACTTGTCCACGGCCATGAGCGAATCGGAGAAGACGGTTCGTACCTTGCGGGAGGCGCTAGCTTCCAAGAACGAAGAACTCGAAACGAAGGATCGCCTAATCGACCGATATTTGCGGCGAATCGAGCATCTCGAATCGCTGTTGGTATCCAGGTAAGGATAGGGTCCATGTTGGAACGATTCCGCTCCTTCATCCTGCGACCAGACCCGCGACCAGGCGAGGCAACTGAGAAGTTCGTCCGCCAGATGCGGCGCGACCGGCGAGAGGGTATCGAGCAGAAGAAGGAATCGCAACAGGCCACACGGAGGATCAGGGCGCAGCGGATTCTCGAAGACGACGTGTATCCATCACCTCGTCACAGAGAGGGACTACCGTGAAACGACTGGCATTCTGGACGCTCGTGGTCGTCATCGTGCTTCTTGCATTCATGACCACCACCAGCGACGGACTGGACGTAGAGATAACCGCATTCATCGGAGCGATCATGCTCCTCGGCTCGCTGGTCATGCTGGCGTTCACGCGGGTTTGGACGGAGCGCGGCATCGGCCTGTTGTACGTCCTGTTGGGCGGCGCGATCCTCGAGCTCGGAAGCGTGATCCTGCTGAAGCGACCAGCGCTGATCGTGGATTGGGCAGAGCCGACCAGGGACTCGGTGAGGGCGCTGTGGCTGGTCGGAGGACCGCTGATGCTGTACGGGTTTATCCGGTACGGATGGGACATGTGGAAGACGCGGCACGGACAGCGACCGGACTGGACCGGAACCACGGAGCGCAGAGGAGAACCAGACAATGAGTGACGTAATCATCAACATGAAGGCGCACCGCTTCCCCGGCATGGACAAGGATGTTTGGCTGCCAGACGACATTGAGGTGGTCTATCGTCCGATTCCGGCGAGCATGATCGGGTGGGTCCGGTCCGGCGTGAAGTCGACACGCCAGAACAAAACGCTGTTCCACGAAACCGGGAACCGCAAGCGAGGAGCGAACGCACTCGCGGAGGCGAACTACCTACTCGGAGGACCGGAGGACGAAGACGGCAACCGCAGGCAAGTCGGCTACAACTTCGCGGTGGACGACGTTCGGATTGTCTTCCTGTGCCCGCTGAACGAAGTGACGTGGCACGCAGGGCGGGCAGAGTGGAACGCGACCTCATGGGGCATCGAGCAGTGCGTCGGGCTCGACGTGAACCTGGCGAAGGCGCGGCGCAACGCGGCGGCGTTGCACGCAGGGCTGTTGCAGGCAATCGGCACGACACCAGCGAAGGCGATGTGGCAGCACTGGGTTGTGTACCAGAAGAACTGTCCCGCGATCATCCGGGCGAACTCGCTGTGGGATGAGATTGAGGGCATGGCAGCGGAGGCGTCGGCGCTGGCGTATGCGGCCGCAGCCGGAGGCGGCGTGGTCAAGCCAGGCGAGCCGACCCTTGCGAAACCATCGGCGATCAAGGAACTGCAGTACACCGGCGATCCGCCGTCGTGGGCAGTGGTGAACCAGAGCGATGGCACGAAGTTGACCTACTTCTACGTGGGCGACATGGTGCAGGCGACGAAGACCACGAAGCGTTACCAGTACGCGAACCGCGACGGCGCGGTGGTTGGACCAGACATTACGACGAAGGACGCACCGTTCCGGGTGGAGTGGGCGACGCAGTTGCCGAACGGCGAGCGGTGGTTCATCACCCCGTTCTGGACCCGCATCTTCATGGACGACACGAAGCGCGTGTCGGACACGTACACGATCCCGGAAGGCGTCGAGACCGATTAGGAACCGGAGCAGAGGAGGAGCGACATGCAAGAGCCGACACCACTGGTCGTCGTACCAGAGAACCAGCAGTTGGCAACGGAGCCCGCGAGGACCGTTGCCGTGGAGACGAAGCAGGCGTTCGCCGGGAAGGACGACCTGAAGTTGGCCCTTGCGGCCGTCTTCGGGCTCCTCGCGGCCGCAGGAATCAATGTGGCACCCAGTGTCCCATCGAACATCGAAACGCTTGTGACGGTCCTTGTGCCGTTCCTGGTGGCCGGTTACGCCAGGTGGCAGACCGAACGCACGAAGCGCGACCAGGCGGCGACGCAGGGCGAAGCGACCAGGGAGGCGGTGTACGCACCGGCGAGCGTGGCGCAGATCGTGCAGGACGTGAAGGCGCAGGAGCCCGTACCGGCCGTGACGATCCCAGGACCAGGCGTTGTGCCGGTTCGGCCGGGGACTTGACAACCGGCGCAGGCGAGCATAGGATAGTGCCGTTGGAGAACGGAGCGGTTAAGACCACCGAACTTCACCGGCGATTGACCAGCGCAGGCAATCGCCGCGCGGGTGGGAAACCACCCTGTCGCGGGTTAGCTCAGTCCGGCAGAGCAGCGGGCTCATAACCCGATTGTCACAGGTTCAAATCCTGTACCCGCCACCACCATCCCACTCCACACCACGCCAGACGAACGCGCCAGGGAGCAATCCACTGGCGCGTTCGCATATCCGGCGAAAACAAAACACAAGAGAACACTTGACAACGCAACAGATAGGCCCCATACTTCAGTTATGAGGTTGAGGCGAGACGGAAGGACCGGAACGCCAGGAACCACGAAGGGCAAGCGACATGGAATGGTTCACCGCAGAGTACGTCAACACCGCAGGCGAGACCGTCCGATCACTCGAAGCGCAGGCGAAGAACCTGAAGGGTGCGGTTGCGAAGGCGCGCAACAGCCACAACTTCCTCCTGACACACGGCGAGGACACCGAAGCGGTCACCTGCAAGATCACGATGGAGACCAGCGGCGAGACGAAGACGATCACGCTCTAACAGACAACGGGAGCCGGGAAACCGGCTCCCACCACGAAGGGCAAGCGATCATGGCGACACTTCCCGATTACGCAGGCATCCGGCAGTACAACCGATCACGCGCGACTGGCACGATGGTTGGCGTGTACCACGCAGAGGAGGCAGGACTCGACCCATACGACGGACCGTGGGCCGTCATTTGCGAAGACCACGGCGCGATCATCAACGTGGCGACGCTGGCAGCAGCGAAGCACCACGCACCGGCACCACACGGCTGGTGCGACGAATGCCGCGAGGCGGCAGAGGAGACCACATGAGCCAGCGACCAGGACCAGTGAACCAGCGACACGTCGAGCTCAGTCGATTCGTCCACCGGGCGAAGACGGTCGAGAACCAGCGAGGATCGTTCAGCACGGTAGACATCATCACCCAGGAGGAGATTGCAACGCTCAGGGAAGCGAGCGACATCATCATGGCACTGGCGACGCTGGCAGAGGCGCAGATACCACGCAAGGTGCTGATCGCCCTAGTGGGCAACGCGAGCGGCGTGCTGGCGATTGCCGACGAATTGGACAATCCAGACCAGAATTGGAAGGGCTAGACATGGAGAGCATCATTCGGGGATGCGGGACCAGGATCAAAGGCGGCGTGTATATCGAAGTCGGATTCGCAGAGGACGGCATCGGGGAGCCGTTGGAGCACTTCCTGATCTGCCCGCCAGTCCCGGTTGACAAGGAGCGCCAGGGCATCTCCCCCATCGGCGTGACCATCCTGCACGATGAGCGCAGCGGCGTGAACCACGTGCTCGACTGGATAGGGAAGGAGAACTACCCGAACGTCGCAGATTTCATCGAGGAGGCGCGGCGCTACGGCATCAGCAGGCGCGCCAGCAAGCAACTCCCATTCGAGTTGCTGACGCCAGGGAGCAGGCTGATCCTTGCCCACGAACGGGCGATCATCCTGAACCCGGAAGACTATCGGACCGCGATCATGCAGGAGGCGGAGGACTATCTGCTGGTCGGCATCCCGGAACCTTGCCCGAACTCGAAGCACAACGCGCTCGGCAAGCACGGCACCGCGACGATGTGCCAGGCGCTCTACTACGAAGACGTGGAAGGCGAGTTGTCGCTGGACCCGACCGATGCACCACGAAGCGTCGTGCGACGAATCGGGAGCACGGCGTACAACGCGAGGACGCGACCGCATGGCGTGACGCCGAAGTACGGGCTCGGCATCTTCGCGAGTTTCCCGATCACGAACATTGCGGTGATCGCAGGCGACCATGAAGCGGCAGAACAGGCGGCGCGCAAGAGCACGCTGGACGTTCGCATCGAAAACGAATAGAGGAGCACGTGGAAGGAACAGAAGGCAAGGTGGAGACGAAGACCACCACGAAGCGCATCCCGGCTGAGGTCCAGATTCGGGAGTTCCACGGACGGGCATTCTCGTCGTTCTACACGGAGGCGGCAACGATTGACGACTGCCCGATCAATAAGATCGGCAGGAGCGAGACCAGCCCGTTCATCTTCTACCTGTTCAACAGCGGGAAGTTGGTTGCGGAAGTGGACGTCCAGCGGGCGATTATGGCGGCAGTGGCCGACCAGGAAGGGCGAGCGTAGCACCATGACAGACACGACACAGCGAGACCTTGCAGACCTGTACGGCGACACCGAAGGCATGGATCGCCAGGAGACGGCAGACGTCCTCCTGCAACTGATCGAGGACCTTCCAGCGGCCGTGCCGGCCGATCTGAAGCGGAGCATCCAGACACGCGGGCAGATGGTGCCAGTGATCCTCAACGCCAGCGAGGACCGCGAGACCTACACGATCATCGACGGGCGGCGACGCATCCGGGCGATGCGCGACCTTGGGATGGTGGCAGTGAGCGCGGTCGTGTACAACGCGCCAGACATGGTGGGGTGGGCTATGGCGGCGACCGCGAACGCGGTCCGGGGAGACAACCCGGAGAATGAGCTAGAGGCGATTGAGGCACTGACCGGCGAAGGCTACACGGAGAGCCAGATTGCGCAGGCAACCGGCATGAGCGTCCAGACGATCAGGAAGCGCGAGCGGTTGCTGGTGCTGGCCCCGATCCTTCGGGAAGGATTGAAGACCGGCAAGCTGGCCATTGGCGTGGCAGAGCAGATCGCGAAGCTGCCAGAGGAGGCGCGAGCGCGAGCGGCCGCGATCTTTGCGGAGGACGGGAAGATCACCGGACACCAGGTGCGGGAGTTGCTGGCCGTGGAGCGCGACGAAGCGACCGCGAGCCTGTCCGAGGCGATCTTCGGGGAGCCGGTTGACGAAGCGACCCGCTGGCGCACGACCTTGCGCCAGGCGAAGGAGCGCATGGACACGGCCGCATTCGACGCGGCGATGAAGGAGTTGGGGTATGTCCGGGCAGAAGTTGCGACCAGCGAAGCGGATCAAGGTGCAGCACCGGGAGGCGAGCCCGCAGGGACGCCAGTGGCCGGTAAGCGTAAAGTTGGGCGTCCCCGAAAGAATGCTCCAGCCACAACCGGATGATCTGGACTTCGGCGACGGCGTGGCCTACAACGCAGGCGAGGATGTGTTCATCCTTGCCTGCGGCACCGGAGCGCAGGCGGTGATTATGGGCGCGAAGGAATTGGCGACGATCATCGCTCGAGGATTCGCCGGGATGCAGGACCAGGAGGAGCAGGAGACCGCTTCCGAAGCGGTGAAGTGCCCCGGCTGCGGCCGCTACATTCTCTGGGTGAAGATCGACAACAGCGAGCACCGCTGGCTTGCGCTCGACTCGATTCCGAGCCCGAACGGCACGCTGGTATTGACGGCAGACCGGACGCACGCCAGGGCGCTCATGCCAGGCACGGAGCCGACCGGTCCGACCTACAACGCACACGTGGGGTGGTGCGACTGGATGCGACAGGGAGAGCGTCGTTGGGCAGGACCAGGAGCAGAAGCGGAGGACTCGTGATCGACGAAAGCGATGAGAAGCGCGAGAAGCGCATAGCGTTCCGGGAGGCGGTCAGGGAGGAGCGTATCAACAGGCGAGCCAGGATCATCGGAATGACTGAGGGACGATGCTGGTACTGCGGCATCACGCCAGAGCAGGAACTCCTGACGCTGGACCACATGTTCCCGAAGTCGAAAGGCGGTAGCAGCGGAGACGGCAACCTCGTACCCGCGTGCGTCTACTGCAACAGCAAGAAGGGTGACATGCTGGTGGAGGAGTTCCGCCAGCGGTTCCACTTCACGGAGTTTTACGGAGAGGCGTTGGCGAAGGGAGCCAGACATGCAGACACCATCAGCACCGACATTGCTGCGCGTCGGCGACGCGGCGAAGCAAGCAAGCGTGAGAACGGACACGATGTATCGCTGGATTCGGGAAGGCTACCTACCGAAGGACGCGGTCGTTCGGATCGGGACCAGGACCGTCCGGCTCAACCAGGAGAAGTTCAACGCATGGCTGCGGAATAACCCGACCGGCGCAACGCTTGACAACGGAACACAACAAAACGCATAATTCAATCAGACGGCGGAAGACCGCCAGCACGAAGGAGCACGACGATGGAAGGGCAAAAGGCGTTCGAGCCAGCGAAGCACCTGTCGCTGGTGAGTGGGAACGAATACCTCGAGGTGAAGTGGCGGCTGGTGTGGCTCCGCAGCGAGCACCCGGACGCCAGCATCGAGACGGAACTGGTGAAGCACGCGAACGGCGAAGCGATCTTCCGGGCGAATGTGTCGATCCCAGGAGGCGGGTCGTCAACCGGCTACGGAAGCGAAGACACGCAGTCGTTCGGGGACTACATCGAGAAGGCGGAGACGAAGGCTATCGGACGGGCGCTTGCTGCCCTCGGGTTCGGGACACAGTTCTGCATGGACTTCGACTTCGGCGCGAGTCACGGCAAGGTCGTTGACGCACCGGTCAACACCAGAGGCGGAGGCGGGTACAGTGTTTCACGTGAAACACCCGCGAGCGGAGGCGGGTACAACGGTCCGGCACCGTCGAGTACGGACCGGGCGACCGCGAAACAGATGGGCGCGATCTGGGGCGCGAAGAAACGCAACGGCATCAGCGACCAGGACTTCGGCGACCTGTGCTACGACACGGTGGGCGTTCGGGACATTGGCGACCATGACGACCGGTCCGGCGAAGTGCCGAACATTAGCAAGGCTGACGCGAGCGCGATCATCCAGGCGCTGATGGGCTAGGAGTTGGGGAGCCACAACCAGGCTCCCCAATATCCGGTCTACATAACACTTGACAACAGGCGCAGAATACCCCATGATTCACTCAGCGGTTGAGGGTGGCCGGATGGACCGGGCAGCCGAAGACCACGAAGGGCAATCTCCATGAACCAGCACATCACCATCGGGTACGACGTCTTCCTGCTGGCCGACAAGTACGCGGCGCAGGATGCGAGCCGACCGGCGCTCTACACGGTCAACGTCAACGCGCGGCAGCACCGGCTGGAAGCGGCTGACGGGTTCGTGCTCGGCACGATGCCGTTCTACCTCGGCGAGGAGGACAGCATCGACCACTCGATTCTGATCCCGGTCCCGGCGCTGAAGAAGGTCCAGAAGCTCACGGACAAGGGCGAGTCGGTCCACGTCTGGGAAGTGGACGGAAAGTGGCACCTCGGGAAACCAGAGGACTACAGCATCGTCTTCAAGCCGGTTGACGCGATCTTCGCGAACGTGGACGAAATCATGGACCGGGCGAAGGATCACAAGGACCGGTTCGCAATCGGACCGAAGTACCTGAAACGGCTGGCAGAGACCGCGATTGCGGAAGGCTCACCGGTCGTGTGGTTCCAGTCGAACGGTCCGACCAGCGGCATCCGGTTCGCAATCGGAGCCGACAACGAATCGAAGCTCATCAGCGGCATGGTGATGCCGGTCGTGACACGCGGCGACATTACCCCGTTCGACTAGCACGCGAGGCGGGATCGGGCACAACCCGATCCCGCCAGCGAGGAGTGAGACATGGCGACCTGGGATGACTTGCGCAAGCAGGAGACGACGAAGCGGGTGATGGACAAGCACGGCACTGTCCCGCCAGCGGAGCGACGCGAGCAGGAAGTTCACGGCGCGATGCGACACCACTTGCACGAAGGGAGCGCCAGCCACCGGCCACTGAGCACCGGCTACGAGCAGGTGGGCATCGCAGGCGAGCAGGCGTTCGCCAGGGAGTTCGGCATCGAGTGGGACAGGGAACTGCGACCAGGTGGCAACGGCGGATCGAACTTCCGGTATCGCGGGAAGCGGGTCAACGTCTACACCGCACGCAAGCCACTGAACCTGATCGTCGAGAAGGGCAAGGCGACCGCAGACATTTACGTGTTGGCCGGCTACCGTGACGGGAGCGCCAGGCTGATCGGTTGGGCGACGAAGCGCATGGTGCTGGACGCACCAGTGAAGGACGTTGGAGGATTCGGGATCATGAGTCACGCGATCCCGTTCGAGGACCTGTTCGCGATGAGCGAACTGGACAAGGCGCTGGCACCAGAGCCAGTGCAGGAGACGTTGCTATGACGGAACCACGGACATCGACAAAACTCAGCGTCGCGATGCATCTGATGAACGCGAAGCGAGAGTTGCGACTGGCACGAAGGGAGGCGCACGAAGGGCTCGACCACGAAGGTGGTCCGGAAACCTGCACCAGCGTGGCCTGCGTGGCCCTCAGCGCGTTGATAACGGCTACCCCGAACGCTGACACCTTATTCACGGATTTGGCACTCAGAGAGGCGCAGGGCGCGCGAGAGCGCGAGCGGCAAAACAAAACGGACACTGCCAGCGTGCGGAGACCGGCAGTGTCCGTCTAAAAGGGCTGGCGCGCCAGCCGCCAGGAGCGGGTCCAAGGAACAGAAACCCGACTCCCATCACGATGGTAGACCGGCGAGGAGGAGCCGACAACATCGGCGGGACAAAACGACGGCGAAGGCGCATACTTGAGAAACGGAAACCGCTCCCTGTTGGCACGTGGGAGCGGTTACCTGTTTACATTTCCACCGGCGTCTCACGACCGGGTTACTGCGTCCAGTATACCACTGATGGTATTGGATGCACAGGAGCACTACCCCATGTGGCCGTTCCGCAGGAATCGACCAGCACCCGTCCGGTACGACACGCAGCAGGTTTACCTCATGCACTGCGCTGCGACCGGGCTCTACAAAATCGGCATCAGCCAGCACCCAACGAAGCGCAAGCGCCAGGTTGAGCTCAACAGCGGGCACCTTGTCACCATCATCCAGACGTGGCTTGCCGAGGACGCGCGAGCCATTGAGGCGGCACTCCACAAGAACTTTGCAGAGAAGCGCCAGGAAGGCGAGTGGTTCGCCCTGACCCCGGAGGACGTCTTCGCGATGGAGGCGGTTCTGGGAGGAGCGCAGGAGTGAGCCTGAAACTGCTGGACGTGATCGCAGACCTGACCGGCGAGAACCGGACCGTGACGTTCCCGCGCACCTACGTGGAGTGGCTGGAAGGCGACTACGTTGCGGCCGTGGTCCTGAACGAAGTCGTGTGGTGGACGAACTGGTCCCACCAGAACGGCAAGGACGGGTGGTTCTACCGCACCGAAGGCGAGTGGGTGGAGCGCACCAGGCTGACCAGGAAGCAGGTGGTCCGGGCGATCACGACGATCAACGACCGGGCAGGTAGGGCCCTGATCGAGCGCATGACGAAGCGCGCTGAGGGGAGCCCAACCATGCACTTCCGGCTGGACGACCGGGCGTTCGCCGACCTTGTCAAGGGCGAATGGAAACTGCCCAAAGGGCAAAATAGAAACGTCCCAAAGGGAACAATCCAAACAGCCGAAACGGCAAGTTCCTTAACAGATAAGACAACAGATAAGACAACAGAGACCGGTCCTACGGACGGCGTAAACGCCGCACCTTCTCCTTCCGTTCCGGAATCGGCTCAACCCATCCCACCTGTCCGGCGCGGCGCACCGCTGCCGAACGGCCGCGAGCCAGGCCATGTCTACGCGCTGGTGGACGCCTACGCAGCGGCGAAGGGCATGAAGGCGAGCGACATTGCCGACCGCCAGCGACGCGAGGCGTTCAACGCATTCAAGAGCCTGCCCGCGTGGGTGGGACCAGAGGAGGTACGCGGGTGCGTCTCCTACCTGCGAACCGATCCATGGTGGCGCGAGCCAGGACGGCTGACCACGAAGAAACTGGTGGAGACGATAGGCGACTGGAACGCGAGCGGCAGACCGCAGGCGATAGCACCGAAACCGGGCAAGGAAGGGAGGCTCGACCTCGGGCAGATTCTCAACCAGGTGGCGGAGTACGAGAGGAGAGGCGAATGAAACCCGTTGCGTTCACGACGGAGACGATGGCGGTCATGTCGCACGACACCGGGAACCAGATCGGGAAGGCGATTGCAGACGGCGTGGCTGACGGCATGGAGCCGAAGACACCACCGATGAACCGGCACGAACGGCGCAAGCACGAAAAGCTCGAGCGTCAGCGGGCGAAGCGCGAGCAGACGAAGGGCACGAAGGATGAATAAGGCAGAGACCGGAAAGATCATCGCGATCCTGGTTGGCGCAGGAGGACGGTCGGACGTCACGGAAATGACGATCCCCGTCTGGCAGCAGGCGTTGGTTGACCTGCCCTACCACCTGGTCGAGCAGGCGGCGATGGAGTGGACCAGAGACCGGAAGTACTGGCCCTACCCGGCAGAGTTGCGGGAGATAGTGGCCCGGAACCTGATCGGCCTGCCAGCGGATGCAGGCGAGGCGTGGGAGCGCATTCTGACGATGTTGCGGGAGCGGCGCGGCACGACCGCGTTGGACCCGGCGACGAAGGTGGCACTCGACCGGATCGGCGGCTACGCAGCGGTCCACCAGGCTGATGACCTGACGTGGTTGCGGAAGGAGTTCAGCCAGACGTTCGCAACGGCGAAGATCATGGCGTCGCAGCCGGAGGCGCTGGCGGAACACGCGAGGAGCCTCGGCATCGAGTGGGACATGCAGTTGACCACGCTCGGGAACGGCAAGATGAAGATGGTCGGCACCATGACGACCCGCGACCAGCGCGAGAAGGGCAAGAACCAATGACCAGGACAGCCGACCCGGTTGACGCGTTCAGCAGCGTCGAGACAGAGAACATGCTGATCGGCGCACTCCTATTCGACCGCGACGCGATTGTGACTGTCGTGGACACGTTGACACCGGAGGACTTCACCTCACCAGGAGCGCGAGCAGCCTACGAGGCGGCGCTGCGATTGTGGAACCGGCCGCAGAAGGAAGCGCCAGACATTCTCAGCATCTCCGAGGAGTTGCGCGCAGCCGGGAAGGACTACCCCGACATTGACACGCTCATGTCGTGGATGACCGGACTGAACGGCGTCGGCTACGCGATCCACGCACCCTTCTACGCAGCCCGCATCGCCCGGTTGGCAAAGCGTCGACGGTTCGTCTCGGCGATGGGCGAGCAGATCATGGCGATGCACCAGGACCCTGACCTCGACCCGATGGACGCGCTCGGGAAGGTTGCCGAACAGATCGCAGGCGACCAGGTGGGCACGACCGATGGACCGCGATCATTCGCCGACCTTGTCCCGGAGACCGTGCAGCGGATCGAGGACGAACGGCACGGACTGATCGAGCGGCTGGTGACACCGCTCGGGTTCCATGAGATTGACGACATTCTGGGAGGAGGACTATCGGCGCAGGACCTGTGCATTCTGGCGGCACGGAGCAGCATGGGGAAGACGGCGCTGGCGTCAGCCATGATGTACCACGCAGCGGAGACCGGGAACGTCCTGATGTTCTCGCTGGAAATGGGGGCGGATGCCGTCGTCCGGCGCACCATCGGCCGCGAAGGCGGCGTGTCCATGACGACGATCAAGCAAGGCACGCTGAGCCCGGAGGAGTTCGATCGGTTCATGGTTGCCAGCGAGGAGGCGAGCCGAAAGACGATCTGGATCGACGACACGCCAGGACTGACCACGGAGCGGATGATTGCGCGAGCGCAGCGGTTGAAGGCGGCAGGGAAGTTGAGCCTTGTCGTGATCGACTACATGGAGTTGATCGGCGACGGCAACAACAGCGACCGGGAGGTGAACCAGCAGGCGAGAATCAGCAAGATCGTGGGACAACTGAAGTTCATGGCGAGGATTTGCAACGTGCCAGTGATCGTCCTCTGCCAGGTGAGCAGGGATGTTGACTTGCGCCAGGACAAGATGCCGACCCTTGCGCACCTGCGGTGGAGCGCGATGATCGAGCAGACCGCAGACGAAGTGTTCTTCCTGACGGCGCACGACCGCTACGTGGACCTCGGCATGGAGGAGCCAGACGAAGCGAAACGCGGCGTGGTGGACGTGTTGCTGGCGAAGCACCGTAATGGGAAGATCGGGCGCTTCGAACTTTACGTAGACGCCGAAACCATGAAGTACCAGAGCGCGAGACCGGCCCAACAGTGGACCGGCAAGGCATACGACGGGTTCACTGACGACCCGTTCTAGGAGCAGTACATGGACCAGCGACCAGACCTCAACATCAACATCGGCGGCAGCGGGAACATCGGACCAGCCCTCATCTTCAGCGGATCGCTGATGATCACGACCGCGTTCGTTCTGGGTGCGGTGTTCGAGACCAGCCCGCACTCGGTGGCGCTCTCGATCTTCGGGGTAATCCTGATCCTGAGCGGATTCGGGCAGGCGAGCGGAGGAACGAAATGAGCAACAGTTGGAAGGGACCATTCAGGGACAAGTATCACCAGACGCCAGCGGAGCGCCAGGCGGAGAAGGACGAAGCAGCCCGCGTCGAGCGGATCAGGAAGGAGGACCGCGAGAACCAGTTGACGCCAGGGAGCGACGAACACCTGCGGAACGTTCAGCAGCGAAACATCAGGATCGTGAGCCAGGTGATCTACGACGCGGCGCACAAAGGAAACTTCGACCTCGAGACTGAAGTCGAAGCGTTGCTCGGGATGGTGCGAACACACAAGCGGATCGAGCAGCGCATCGCCGGGAAGGACCAGGCATGAAGGCATGGATGGTGACGTCGGACGGCGACGAAGGCGCAGACGTTGTCCACGCAGAGACCAGAGGACAGGCGAAGCAGAAGACCAGCCTGAACGGCGACTACCTCGACTTCCACGCGACGCGCTACCCGGAGTTCGACAACCGCGAGGCGACGCAATGGGCGCTGTTGCAGGAAGGGTGGAACTCCTTCTGCCATGGATGCAGCCAGGAAATCGGCTACGGCGGCTGGTGGTACGACGAAGACGGCGAGGAGCACGAAGCGGTGAAAGGACCACGCGAGACGGTGTACTGCTCGGAGGAGTGCATCGCCGACACGGAGCGACGCCAGCAGCATTCGTGCACGATCAGCTACCGTCCGGTGCTCGACCCGGCGACGCTGGAAATGACCATGATCGTCTACCCGCTGGCCGGAGCAGACCAGGAGGAGTGGGAGAAGGTGTGGTCGTTGATCCCGCTGAACGAACACGGATTCAACCAGTTGCGGATTCGACGCGGCGAAGGAACGCGGGTGGTTCACGTCAACGACCAGATCGAGGACGCGGTGTACATCGGTCGGCCGATGCCGAGGCGGAAGATACGCGCGAGCCCGTTCGCCAATCCGTTCAAGATCGAGCCCGGAACGACCAGGAGCCAGGCGATCAAGCAGTACCGCGAGCGGATCATGGGACAGCCGTACTTGATGCACCGATTGCCGGAGTTGCGCGGGAAGGCGCTGGCCTGCTGGTGTCGGCACGACGGCGAAGCGTGGACCAGGGAGAACTCCTGTCACGGAGACGTGCTCCACCACTTACTGACGGTCCTTACAGACCAGCAGTTGCAGGCATGGGGAGAAGCGGAATAGTGAGGTACGACGGCATCCCAGGGAACATACGGAACGACCAGACCACGGAGGCGGAGTGGCAGGCGTCGATTGTGGAAATGGCGACGGCGCTCGGGTGGCTGACCTATCACACGCACGACAGCCGGAGGAGCGACAAAGGCTACCCGGACCTGACGTGCAGCCACCCGTTGCACGGCGTGGTCTGGTTTGAGTGCAAGCGCCAGGCGAAACCAAAGATCACCCGCGAGCAGCGCGACTGGATTCGGACGTTGCAGCAGAGCGGGAACCTTGCCGCGATTGTTCGACCGTCTGACGCAGATTGGGTCGAGTCGGTGTTGCGCGGCACCGAACGGTACGAGCCCATACCTCACAAGTTCATCGTCCCGGAGGATCAATAAAACCCGTTCTTGAAAACACTTGACAACGGGATAGACAGGCCCCATGATTCATCTATCAGGCAGAGGCGACCGGATGGACCGGGAGCCAACAGCCGGAAGGGCAAACTCCAATGACCGCACGCATGATCCCATCCGTCACCCGCAACTATCGCACCGGCGTCTGGGTCGGTCAGGTTACTGATTCGGTGACCGGCAAGGTGGTGCTGACCACGCACTACCCGACCCGCGAGCGGTGCTGGATCGCCGCTGATGTTGCCGCCGAATGCGCGAACGAATCCGCTGACCCGGCAGACTTCATCACCTCACTGGTCGAGGGGGCGGAGCGAGACCAGTACGACGTCTCCCCGGAGTAGGGAAGCACGAAGGGAGCCCGGAAACGGGCTCCCAACAGGAAGGAACACAGGACATGGACACGAACCAGGGAATCGACCACAGCATCCCCATCGGGACACCGGCGACCATCATCGGCGGCGACGGAACGCTCATGGCGGCGACCGTCACGAACGACATTGTGAACGCACGCGGCTATCGCCAGATCACCATCCAGTTGTGCCAGGCGACCTTCGTCGGTGTGACACCAGAAGGCGTCCAGGCGTGGGACATTCAGCCGAACACGAACGAATACATCTTCACCCTGCACTTCCGGCCGTGGCGACAATCGGACTCGCTGACGGCGCAGGAGAGCGGCAACCCGGAGGAGGCGCACTGGCGAACGCTCGACGGATTCCCGGTCCACTTCGGAACGGCCGTCGAATACAACCCGGACTTCAGCGGCCGTGCTTCCAACCAGGAGCCAGCAGAGGCGACCGCCAAATGATGAAGGGCAAGAAGAAGGGCACTGGCCCGCTGAGTCGGGGCATCACGAATCCGACCACCATCGAGGAGGCAATCGCTGCGGTCGAGAACCGCAAGCACGACCGGATATCCAGCACGGAACTGAAGCGCCAGGCGAAGGCGATCAAGCAGAGAGGAGACCAGGTTATCGAGGACGGGCGCGAGTTGATGCGCCAGCGAGACGACATTCCCACGGACGCCTACGTTCGCATGTCGAGCGAACTGCACCGCGCGAGCAGCGCGTTGCGACGGTTCGCGGAGACCATGGCGAAGACAGACTTCGCCCTCGGAGAGGAGCCAGACGACGATGAATAAGGTCGAAGTCAAGATCAAGGCGCTGAACGGCGCGCATAAGGCGACCGCGACCTACACCGGCGAGGACGGCCGCAAGCTGGCATCCACCCGGAAAGCGGAGACCGCACGCAAGGCGTACGGCACCGCGAAGCACGACGTGCTCGACGCGCTCGAAGCACTCGGCTGGGACCAGGCGTACGTCGATTCGAGCCGGATGCTGCTGGCACCGCGAGACCAGTTATGAGCGACTACCTGAACACGGAGAACGTGCTGATCGTGGCCGTCGTGTTCCTGATCGTGAGCCTCCTGTTTCCCGACAGCCGCCAGGAGTTGCGGAACCTGACGCGGGAAATGGCCGGCATCAGGAATGAGTTGCGGATACTGAACAGCCACCAGCGCGCGGCAGCGGAGCGGAGACGCAAGCGGGAAGACCAGCCACCAGGCGAGTTCCCGGACAACGAAGCGGATTACTAGCCACCATCCCGGAAACGGGAGCAACCAGACAAGGAACACACCATGACCCGAATCATCACCAGCATCATCGCCCTCCTGATCGCCCTTGCCGTGGTGACCCCGGCCGCAGCGCAGATCGGAGGACCGGAGTCAGCCGACTGGCCGACCATCTCCTACGCGAACACCAGGAGCGGGCAACAGATCGTCGTGTCGGAATACGCGCACCCGAATACCACCGCAGCGAACCTCAGCCTTGCCGTGATGGACGGCGCAATGGTGCAGGAGAGTTCGGACGGGTTCGCGACCATCACCGAAGAAATGATGCTCAACAGCGGAGCGCGAGCAGACCTTGGCGTGGACGACGGGCGGATGATGTTCTTCGTCACGAACGACACGTACACACCAGGCGTAATCCTGATCCTTCAGGACCAGGCGACCCTCTACATCATCTTCTTCGTTGGAGACGGGAGCACCGGCGACGCCGAAACCTTCGTGGAGTACGCGGCAGACGTGGTCCGTTACGGCGTGGAGACACCACCGCCAGCCGGGTTCGTCCAGACCGGGAGCCGGAACCTCGACTAGCACCAGGACGCGAGCGACACGACCAGCGAGGAGCGATCAATGACCAACACGGAGCCGACACAACTGGTGCTGCTGGAAGACGATAACGGCAAGGCGAAGCTGACCCTGCGGCAAACGAACCGCAACGGCACCGTCGATGAGGCGGTGTTCAGCGGATACCTCGGGTCGATTGACCAGCACATTCAGACCAGGGACAACACGGACGGCACGAAGGACGGCGTGATCGATCTGGCGATCACCTTCCTCGGACTTCACCGGGTCGAGCCGGAGCCGGAGCCAGAGCCAGAGCCGCAGGGTCCGTCGGTGTGGACCATCGGCGACCGGGTGCGAGTGCAGGACGAACGGTTCCCGGATTACCACGGCATCCCAGGGAAGATCAAGAACGTGATCGAGCGAGCCGATAACGTCTTCGCCTACACCGTCGAGTTCGAGTACACGACAGAGGACACGGCGCAAACGTGCTGCTTCCTCGGCTCGGAACTGAAGGGAGAAGGGTCGTGAGCGAGCGAAGCGCGATCCACCTTCGCCCCTACCAGGAGGATTGCCTGAAGGCGATCACGACCGCATTCATCGGTGGCAAGCAGCGCGTGCTTGCCACCATGCCAACCGGAGGCGGGAAGACCATCGTATTCGCCAACCTGATCGACCGGATGAAGACCGGACGCGCACTGGTGCTGGCGCACCGCGACGAACTGATCCACCAGACGGTCCAGAAGATCAAGATGGTGACACCGGATGCAGACGTTGGCGTGGTGAAGGCGAGCGAGAACCAGTACTGGACCAGGATCGTCGTCGCCAGCGTGCAGACGGTCCAGCGCGAGGCGCGACTGAGCCAACTCGGGCAATTCGACCTGATCGTGGTGGACGAAGCGCACCATGCCGCAGCAGAGACGTGGACCGAAATACTGGTCCAACTCGGCGCGTTCCGGGACGGAGGACCGATGGTCTGCGGATTCACCGCGACGCCAGACCGGGCAGACAAGGTCGGTCTGGACGTGGTGTTCGAGGAAATCGTCTTCGAAATGCCGACCCTCGACCTGATTCGCCAGAACTACCTGTGCGACATTGTGCCGTTGCAGGTGAAGGTTGAGGGCATGGACCTGAGCCGCGTCAAAAAGGTGGCCGGAGACTTCGCGGCGAACGCGAGCGGCAAGGCGTTGCTCGACGCAGACGCACCAGGCTACGTGGCGCGAGCCCTTCAGGAGTACGCGCCAGGGAGGAGGAGCATCGTCTTCACGCCGACCGTTGCCACCGCAGCGGCCATGGCAGAAGCGATCAACGCAGCCGGGATACCAGCGGCATCGCTCGATGCGAAGACGAAGACGGAGGACCGGCGACGCATCATTGCTGACCTGCACAGCGGGAAGATTATGAGCGTTGCCAATTGCGCGGTGCTGACGGAAGGCACGGACATTCCCCCGGTCGATTGCATCGTGATCGCCAGGCCTACCATGAGCCGGAGCCTGTACCAGCAGATGGTAGGCAGAGGACTCCGGCCCTACCCCGGTAAGGAAGATTGCGTTGTGCTGGACATGGTGGGCGTGACCGGGAGGCATAAGCTCCAGACGGCCGCGACCCTGTTCGGGATCAGACCGCAATTCCTGAAAAAAGGCGAAGGCATCCTTCAGGCGGCAACGGAACAGGCGCGCCAGGAGGCGATTGCGGCAGAGGCGACCGGGAAGCTGGTGGCCGTTGGCGTCATGGCATTCGAGGGAGCGCGAGCGCATTGGGTGGCGAGCGGCACCGGGAAGTTCCTGCTGAGCACCGGCGACGGCATGATTATGTTGCAGCCCTCGGAAGACGACGCGGCGTTCTGGGATGCTATCGAGCGACCATCGAACGGCTGGGAGCCACACAAGATCATCGCCAGGAAGCTATCGCTGGAATACGCACAGGGCGTTGCAGAGGACCGCGCACGCGAAAAGGGAGCGGGAGCCCTTATCGACCCGAACGCTCCGTGGCGAGCCCGTGACGCGTCCGAGAAGCAGATTGCGTTGTTGCGGCGGCTGAACGTTGACACGACACACATCATCACCGCAGGCCAGGCAAGCGACGCGATCAGCGCGGCGAAGGCGGGAAGGCACGCATGACCTACGATCCACACGACTACCTGAGCCAGGCTGACCGGCGAGCCCGCGAGCACCCAACGTTGGAGGAGATACGCCAGCGAGCGGCAGCGGCGACGCCAGGACCGTGGTATTGGGCAGGGAATACGGACATTCAGAGCCTGTTCCTTGCGACCAGGCTACCAGGAGCCGGACGCTGCACCATCATGGACTTCGCCAGGTGGGGTATGCAGCGAGCGAGACCGCGATTCGCGCACCGCGAGCGCAGGAACAATGCCTACCAGGGCGGGCTGATGGAGAACGGCGACGCCGAAGTGATCTACGAAGTCGCACCGGAGGCGCAGGACCGCGACGATCCGCGCGTGTACCGGGGAGACGTGATCGGCATTCGCAACCCGGATGCGGCGTTCATCGCGCACGCACGCCAGGACATAGCGTTCTTGCTATCGCTGGTCTGGGAGCAACAGGAGACCATCGAGCGATACCAGGCGGCACACGACCGGATGGTGGCACACGACGAATGGGTGCGGTCCGAGCATTTCGGACCGCCAGAGGAGGACCAGGACAATGGTTAAGGCATGGATTCTGACGGCAGAGGATAACGAGAGCGACTACCTGTACACGCAGGCGGTGTTCACGGACACGGAGGAGCGCACCGGCGAGCACGCGGCGAAGGAAATGGCGGATGAGATACGGGCACGGTTCCCGGCGACCGTCGTGTACACCATCGCGTTCGAGCTCAACCCGGAACCACTCGAGCCCGCAGACGGGCGGCGCTGGTACGGCGTGGAGTTCGACCTGGACGGCGGTGCCGAAGCATCCATCCTGCACCTGAGCGACTGGGGCGATGAGGCGGTGTACGACGTGCGAATGTTACGCATCGCCAGGACCGGCGAGGACGGCGTCGGTTTGCCGTGGAGAGCAGACGTGGTGGTCTTCGCGACCAGCGCAGAGGAGGCGGTAGTAGCGGCACGGACCAGGTTGGAGGCGCGCGGTGAAGAAACATCTTGACCGGACGCGGTACATCCATCACCGGGAGTACGCAGCCGGATACGACCACGGCGTTGAGGACGGGTTCGACCTTGGCTGGCTGGCGCACGAAGCGAGCATTGCCGACCAGGCGAGACCGTCGTGGCTGGTGGCATCCATCATCCGGCGCGCGCACCTTGTCCTGACGTGGATCAGGCGAGAACTCCTATAGCAAACACTTGACGAAGGCGGTACACTTGACAACAGAAACGGAGGACCCATGAATGGCGACAATCACACCAGCAGGCAAGGCGCGAGCGACCCCGGAACTTCGGGACAGGGCTCGGGCACTCGCCGACCAGGGACACACGAAGAAAGAGATTCTGGAAGAACTGAACGTTCACGAATCGACGCTGGCACGGTGGCTACCGGCGACCAGGGATGAGAAGCGGCGCGAGGCGATGGAGGCGCTGCGCGACCAGGGAGCGACCTACGAGACCATCGGCGCGCGGTTTGGGATCACGCGCCAGGCGGTGGCACAGATACTCGGACCACGGCGCAAGGCGGAGCGCGGCATCCGGCGCAACATCAACCTCGGGGCGGATCGGTGGGACGGGTTGCGAGCGGCAGCGAAGGCGCTCGGGCTGATCTACGCAGACGGCACGAAGGAAGGACGCGGCAGCATCATCCTGTTGCTGGACGCTATCGGCAGAGGCGACGCAAGGGTGGAGTGGAACGGAGGAGCGCGAGGACTTGGGGAGCCCGAATAAGGCTCCCCAAAATTGGCCCTTACAAACGCTTGACAACAGGCGCGCCAGGCCCCATGATTCAGCCATGAGGTTGAGGGAGCCGGAAGGACCGGAGCCCGAAGACCGGAAGGGCAATCGACCATGACGACATGTACCCGATGCGACGGAACCGGCAAGACGATCTATCGCAATCGCGGCGGCGTCTGCTTCAAGTGCTGGGGCACCGGCGACAGCGCGCATCCGGGTACGCCAGACGTTATCACCAGCCGGTTCGAGTACGCCGTCTCGCAGGACCTCATTGACCGGCACTCGGCACAGAAGGCGGAGGCAACCGCGACACTGGGATACGAGCCGAAGACCGTTGGAGAAATCGAGGCGGCGACCGGCCGGGAAATGGACTGGTTCTAGAGAACGGGAGCCCGGTTCCGGGCTCCCACCACCACGCAGGAGAGGAGCGGGATCGGTGACCGGACGCCAGGAAATCATCTACCTTCACGAAAGGCTATTCAGGATGCAGAAGGAAGCGCAGCACAACGGCGTTTCGCCGCATACGCTGGAAGGCTACGTCGAGACCAGGAACGCGGCGAACGCAGCCCTCAGCAACGCGGTTGAGAGCGGCACCTTCGACTTCGAGAAGTTCAGCCAGCACATGACGACGCTGCGCCAGGACGTCTTCTCGGACGGGCGGGAGCCGGACACGAACGACGAAGGAAGCGACAACTAGCCGGAAGGTTGCTACCATTGCGCTACGACAACTTGTAGCGCAATGTGGCATCAGGGAGCATGACGTGGCAGAGAGCAGTTGGCAGAACAGGATCACCAGGACCGGCGAGGAGGACCCGCGAGACCTCCAGGCAAACCCGGCGAACTGGCGCACGCATGGCCAGGAGCAGCGAGACATTGCCGTGGCGATGATCGGCTCGACCGGGTGGGTGCGAGACGTGATCGTCAATGAGACGACCGGGCACCTGCTGGACGGGCACATGCGCGTCGCCCTTGCCGTGGAGCGCAGGATGCCAACGGTGCCCGTCTCATACGTGGCACTGACAGAGGAGGAGGAGGCGCTGGCACTGGCGACCTTCGACCCGCTGGCAGAGTTGGCGCTCACGGACACCGGGAAGCTGAGCCAGGCGATGCGGAACGGCAACGTCGAGGATTGGGCAAGCGCCTTGCTCGGCGCGATGCGCGAGCGCGCGGGAGCACCGGACGAACTGCCGACCGGAGCGGTAGCGTTCCGCGAGGAAGCGATGGACTCCTACCTGAACGGCGACCAGCGGCAGATACACGTCCCGATGCTGGTCGAGGAGTACGTCGTGGCAGACATGGCGATGGGCGCGATCAAGACGGCGCTCGACTTCGGGCGCAACACGGACGTGCTGCTGTGGCTGATCGAGCAGGACCAGGAAGCGCAGGCGACAACGGTATGACAGAGACATGGGAGCAGCGGATTGTCGGACACGCCGAAGTTGACCCGGCGACCCTGAAGGCGCATCCGGGGAACTGGCGCGTCCACCCGACGAAGCAGCGCAGCGCGATGGGAGACGTTCTCGGTGATCTGGGGTGGATTCAGGGCATCCTGGTCAACCAGCGAAGCGGCTACGTGCTGGACGGGCACATGCGGTTGGACATGGCGGTACGCACCGGCCAGGCGACCGTGCCAGTGACCTACGTGGACCTCAGCGATGAGGAGGAAATGCGGGTGCTGGCGACCCTGAATCCGCTCGGGGCGTTGGCCGGCACGGATGAAGGCAAGCGGGCGGCGTTGCGGGAACTGATGCACACGGAGCGCGAGAGCCTGCGGCTGTTGGCCGGGTTCGCAGCGGAGAGCCAGGAGCCAGCAGAGGACGATGACCGGGCGGCGCTGGTTCACGATCACACGGCGGCAATCGTGGCGGGCGACGATGAAGACGGCGAGGACCTTGCCGAAGACTACGGCTCATTCGAGGACCAGTACAGCGGCACGTCGATCAAGCTCATCAACTTCGTTATGACGAAGGAGGAGTTCGAGACGATCATCACGGCGCTGGAAGTAATCGGCGAGCGCGAGAATCTGGCGAGCAACGCAGACGTGGTCCTGTGGCTGTTGGAAGAATACGAAGTCGAACGCTGAATATTCGTCGACGAAAACACTTGACAACGGACGCGCCTACCCCCATACTTCACTCATCAGGTTGAGGGAGGCGGGAAGGACCCGCCACCCGACACCGGAAGGGCAAGCACAATGTTCATGGCGCAGTTCCGATCCACCGGCGAGACCGAGTTCAAGACCTTCTACGGACCAGTCTTCACCCGCACTCGGGCGCAGGAAGCAATCGACGACGCGGCACCATGCGGCCGCGAGTACCGGATCGTGGAGACACCGGAGTTGTTCAACATCGACATTCTCCCGGAGACCATTCGCCACTACTACCCGGCAGAGCGACCGTGGGTCGTGGACCTTGGGCAAGAGAACAACTGGAACACCTTCGCCACCCGCGAAGCAGCCGAACAGTTCATGGCGGAGGAGCGATCATGAGACTGCTCGACCTCTTCTGCGGAGCCGGAGGAGCCGGAGAAGGCTACCGGCGAGCGGGATTCGATGTGACCGGCGTGGACCTGAGTGCCATGCCGGAGAACCCGCACACGTTCATCCAGGCGGATGCGCTCGACTACCTGCGCGAGCACGGACACGAATACGACGCGATCCACGCCAGCCCGCCATGTCAGGCGCACAGCATCACCCGGAACATCTGGAAGGACAACGTCGCGTGGCAGGAGGCGCACACGGACATGATCGGCGCGACGCGTGACCTGTTGGAGGCGAGCGGCAAGCCCTACGTGATCGAGAACGTTCCCGGCGCACCGCTCCGCAACCCGATCACGCTGTGCGGAAACAGCTTCGGGCTCCGCGTCTACCGGCACCGGCTGTTCGAGGCGAACTGGATGCTCATGGCGGCACCGCACGTGAAGCACGTCCATCGCGCAAGCTATGGCCGGATTCCGGTTGGCGAGGAGTTCTACACGATCAGCGGCCACTACGGCGACTTCGCCGGAGCGAGCGCGGCAATGGGCATCGACTGGATGACACATAAGCAACTGGCGCAGGCGATCCCGCCAGCCTACACGGAGCACATCGGTTTACAGTTACGGGAGTTGCTGGTAAACTTGCAAGATGAACACAAAGACATGCTCCCTGACGGGATGCGACCGTGAACATTACGCGAGAGGATACTGTGCCCTTCACTATCAGCGGTGGCGCACGAAAGGCGACCCCGAACACAAAGGTGATGGACGATTCAGGCCAGGTCCCGACCCGCGTCGCCGATCAGAGCGAATGCGTTGCAGCGTTGACGAATGCGATCGAAATGTTGCAAGCAACGGCATGTGTCGGATGCATTGGGGAAGACAACAGCGCAGGGAAGCAGGAGTACCCGAGCGAAAAAAGTTCTTCGAACCAAGGAACCTCAAGAGCGGATACGTTCAGGTCCACGTTGACGGAAAATGGAAAATGGAGCACCGGGTTGTCATGGAGAGGCACCTTGGGAGACCCCTCACACCCGAGGAGACAGTTCACCACAAAAACGGACATCGAGCCGACAACAAAATTACCAACCTCGAACTGTGGACATCAAAGCACCCTGCCGGACAACGCGCCGAGGACCTACTCGAATTCGCGCGCGAGATCATCAAGTTGTACGGATGACGATAAGCACATCGGGAACCAACTGATGCGCATTCTGACCGAAGGAGCAAACGAATGAGCAAGGAACTCAGCAAGGTTGGCGACCAGATCACCGTGGTCGATAGCGACGTTGCCGAAATGAAGGTGACGCTTCACCTCATGGACGGTTGGCTGTCGGTGACAGCAGAGCGTCCACACCACATCTTCCAGGTGCCAGTGCGGGCACCAGCGCTGATGCAGGCGAGCCCGGAGGAGTCCACGCTACGCCGGATTGCCGACCTCGAGAAGGCGGTGAAGGCGAACGCTGAGATGTGCGACGCGCGATCAACATGGGCGCACGAAGCGAATACGCAACTCATGGCAAAGATCAATGCGTTGCAGCCGGAGGCATCAGCGGAGGACCAGGAGTGGACCTGCACGGCGTGTTACGGACGCGGCGACGCCAGAGGCGAGAACGATGAAGGGTGGGAGTGCAGCGTGTGCGACGGCACCGGCGAGCAGGAGCCGGAGCCGGAGCCGATCACGGCGCGAGGACCGAAGGCGCACTCGCTGAAGACGCTGCGGCCGTTCTTCGAGGCGATCAAGCTGCGAGAGAAGACCTTCGAGATACGGAAGAACGACCGCGACTACCGGGTGGGAGACACGCTGATACTGTGCGAGTGGACCGGCGAGGCGTATACCGGGCGAATGCTGGACACCGAAGTGACCTACATCACGGACTACGACCAGCAGCCAGGCTACGTCGTGATGGGACTTCGCCTGTTGGAGCGAGGCGTTGACGACCAGGAAGCGTGGGAGGTGATTGCAGAGCGGGCGTGTGATGAATACTTCGAGCAGCCAATTTGGCATGCCCTCTCTTCGGCCGGGAAGGACTCTTGGCGGCAGGTGGCGCGCGCGGTCGTTGCAGAGGCGGTCAGGCGAGACATTGTGGTGTCGCACCCGCAACTGAAGCGCGAGCGCGAGAACGTTGCAGCGATCACCCGCGAGAAGACCATCGGCGAGTTCAAGCAGGCACCGTCCCAGCACGTTCCACCCGAGGATCAGCCTGCGATGAATGCCGATGAGGCGGCAGACCTCCCCTCGCTGACGTGGGGGCACCTCACGGCCGCACACAATGCGTTCAAGGCGCATCGCCAGCAGTATCCAGACGAGAACGCAGAGTGGGGCGCGATGGGCACGGCGATCCTTGCCGCCAGGCGGTACGAGCGCAACCGGAAGACCAGCGACTACCCGATCCCGGCCGTGTTCGCTGGCCCGTTCCGCAACCGGAAGGAGCCGACCGAATGAGCGACCAGAGCAGCGGCATCATCGGATTCATCAAGGCACGCGAGCAGGCGCTCGACAACAGCAGGGCGCACACGGAGAGCCCGCTGACCAGCCACCGCGTCGACAAAATCCTTCAGGACTGCCGCATCCGGGAAGGCGAGGACGAACTGACGATGATCGTCGTCGAAGGCATCCAGCGCGTCTACGGATTCCACCCGCAGCGGTTGGCCGCGCACCGCGAGGACATTCGGCTGATGCTCGGCGAACTGGACGATACGTTCCAGGAGGAGAAGGGCGGCTGGTCGTTCCTGAACGCCTGCATGGACCGGCGCGGCGACCAGTGGACAGACCTGCACCCGACGATGGAGGCGCTGCTGGTGATGGGCCAGGCGCTCGACCTTGGCGCGTTCATGCCAGGACGCGAGTTGTGGCCGATCCTGCCAGGCGGGATGCCGTACTACGTTTGCGCGAAGGAATGCCGACCATGAGCCAGGCACCATCAGCCGTTCGCGAGCGGGTGCTGACGAAGCGCACGCTGAACCTGAAGGACTACAAGCACCGGAGTCCGGCAGAGGAGGACTACAGCGAACTCATCACGGAGCCCTCGCTGATCTTCGATGCCGAAACCAACAATCTGGAAATCGTGTATCTGGTGCTGGACGACGACACCACGCAGATTGCGGAGGCGTTGCAGCGCATCCGGTTCGGGAAGACGGTGAGGACCAGCGGCCTGGTGACGACCAGCCGGGTGATCGGGAACCAGCCGCGCAACCTGCCGCAGCGCGACCACTGCACGGCGAGCAGCCTTGCCACGGAGGACCCGGAGGCGCATCACGTGATCGCGTCGTATGCGGAGAAGATCAGCCAGTACTATCACGACTACAACCCGGCGCTCTACGACCGGCACCAGGAGGCGACGCAGAAGGTGCTCGACGACTGGCGGATGGAAGGGAGCGTCTTCACCAGCGGCATCATCAACCGGAACAACCCGCTGAGCTACCACTTCGACGCAGGCAACTTCAAGAACGTTTGGAGCAACATGCTGGTGCTGAAGCACGACGTGACCGGAGGCTACCTGAGCGTCCCGGAGTACGACGTTGCGTTCGCCTTGCCGAACAACAGCCTACTGATGTTCGACGGGCAGAGCCTCCTGCACGGCGTGACGCCTATCGGACGGCACAGCGAGGACGCCTACCGCTACAGCATCGTGTTCTACAGCCTGAAGCAGATGTGGCAGTGCCTTCCGGTCACGGACGAATTGATCCGCATTCGGAAGCGGAGGACAGACCGCGAGCGAGCCCGCGCCAGGGGAGAAGTGGACCAGACGATCATCGACCAGAAGGACCGCAAGCAGTGAGGACGATAGACCGGGTAGAACCGGCGTTCGCCGCATTCGCCCGACACCATGTCGAGACGGGCGACATCGACCCGGCGTACCCCGTCCTTCGCTCCCTGATGGATCGTTGGGGACTTGACACGGAGGAGCGGCTGTGGCTCCTGACGCTGCACCTTGCCTACTACCAGATCGGCAGCGCGATAGTGGCGTTCGACCTGACCGGAGGACGCGCACGACGGCGCTACCCAGAGGCAATGCGCGACCTTCCCTGCAACACGGAGCGGCGCGGGCTACGCGGCGGGAAGGCGGTGGACTACATCGACATTGTGAGCCAGGCGACCAGAAACCAGGAGGCGTACTGGTTCACGGACCTTCCCGGCACACCAGAGGCGGCGTTCGACCTGACGTGGGCGAGAGCAGTAGCCTTGCCGTACAACGGGCGATGGGCGGCGTTCAAGTGGATAGACCTGCTGATGCACACGATGGACGCGCCAATCGCGATGCCGGACATGCGACTCGACCAATGCACCGGACCGCGAGAAGGGCTCTCATGGCTCTACGACGATCCGACCGCAAGCACCAGCACGCTCACGCGACACGCTGAGGACGCGCGCGTACGGTTGAAGCACCACGGCATCGACGTGCCGTGGGACCAGTTGGAGACCGTTCTGTGCGACTGGAACAGCCTCCGAAAGGGACGGTATTACGTCGGGCACGACATAGATAGCCAGTTGCACGACCTACGGATTGCGGCAGAGCACACCGGGCTCTACCTGGACAGCATGGAGGCGCGAGCAGAGACCTTCCCGGACGCCTATCTCGGCGAGCGGCACGGATGGGACGGTCCTGACCGGGAGCGACGCCGCACCTACCGCGACACCGGAGAGGTTGTGCTGCGATGAACTTGCTGGTGGTGGGAGCCGGATTCTGGGGAAGCACGGCGGCGATCATTGCCCGCGCGCACGGTCACGCGGTGACGGTGCTGGACGACGGCAACCCGCGAGGCGCGAGCCGAAACGCAGCCGGGATGGTGCATCCAGAGTGGTACAAGCACGCCAGCGGTGCAAGCTACCGGATTCCCACGCGCTGGACACCGGCACACATCTCCGAGAGCATCGGGTGGCTAGAGACGACATGGGGCGCAACCAGTCGAGGCGAACTGTTCAGCAGTTACCATAACCCGGAAGCGTGGAGACATAAGCCAGGACTCCGCACCCTGCACAACCCGCTGGCGATCCTGGAGTCGGCAGAGCCGGAGCGGGCGAGGATTACGCACGTCGAGCCCGCGCACCAGGGATGGGCTGCAGTGGCAGAGGACGGCCGCACGTGGGAGGCACGCACGCTCCTGCTGGCGACCGGCGCATGGACCGATGCCATACTCGAGACCAGCGGGCTTCCACCAGTCGGCGTCGTGCCCTTGCGAGGACACGCGCTCATCATCACCGGAGACCTTGTAAGCGACTTGCCCATGACGCGGTATGTCGCACCGTATAGGCACTACACGATCCGGCCATGGTTGAAGCGTGGCCAGTGGCGAGCAGGCGACACCGTCGAGCGCACCATCAGCACCGAACGCGCAGCGGCAACACTCGGAACCTTGCGCGACTATTGCAAGACCATGATCCCGGAACACCAGGAACAGGACGTGCTCGACGGCTATCGACCGATCCGACCAGATCACGGCATGGACGTCGAGACCATCGCCCCAGGATTGCTGGTAGCCACCGGAGGACACCGCATCGGACTCGGCGTTGCCGCTGTGGCAGCGCACGACGTACTACGACGAATGGAGACACCATGACCAGGCGACCACTCCTCTACGTGATCGGTCCCAGCGGGAGCGGCAAGAGCACGCTGGTACGACACCTGCTCGGCGACCTGACCAGGGCAGAACTGAAGGACCCCATAGGCCATATCCTCTACCGCAGCGGAGCGATCCAGTTGGGAACCAATCGCACGACCTTCAGCGGCACGGACGCCTTGCCCCTGAACGTCAACCCAAAGGCGATCCGGTTCATCCAGGAGACCAGCGCACCCGCAGTGATCGCAGAAGGCGACCGGCTGGCTAATGACAAGTTCTTCGACGCAGCGATCAAAGCCGGTTGGGACCTGACCATCGTGTACCTGAGCATCACCGACGATGAGTGCGCCAGACGGCGCTCAGAGCGTCACCACGCCATGAGCCCGTCGTTTGTGAAGGGCAGGGCAACGAAGTCCGTAAACCTCTACAGGCGCTGGCAGGCGAGCGCCAACGTCCTCATCCTCAACGCCAACCGCGCACCAGAGGACATCGCCCGCGAACTCACCAGCCACCCGGCAGTTCGTATAGCCCGTGGAGGCTAGTCAGGCCGTTGACATAACCAGCAGAGGCGGGTAGCATAAACACTTGACAACAGATAAGGGAGCCAGAGTTATGGCACGCACCAGGGGCATGGGCCCGATCTACGATGAGGACGGAAAGCAGGTATGCGGCGGCAAGTTGCGGCACCGCGAAGGCACCTGCCGCAACCCGCCAGTGCCAGGACGGAACCGTTGCAAGTGGCACGGCGGGAAGACACCGGTAGGCATCGCCAGCCCGCATTTCAAGCACGGCAGGACCAGCACGTACATGGACGCCTTGCCGGACAGGATGCGCGGCGACTTCACCGCAGCGATGCTCGACCCGGACTTGCTGAGGCTCACGGAGCAGGTGGCCGTCGTGGACACCAGGCTACTGGACCTTATGCGCACGGCGAACGTCGGCGTGACGACGCAGTTGTGGCGCGACCTGCGAGCACAGTGGCGCGCGTTCAAGGTAGCGCAGGGAGGAGGAGACGTTCCCGGCATGAACGCGGCGATCACGGCGATGGACAGCCTGATCCAGCACGGAGCCAGCGAGGCGGCGGCATGGGACGAAATCGGGAAGCAGATCGACCGCAGCGTACGCGTCCGGGAAGCGGAGCAGAAGCGCAGGATCGCGATGGAACTCATGGTAGACATGAATAAGCTCGACAACCTGAAAGGGCAGATTCTCGGAGCGATCAAGGCTGAGGTGACAGACCGCGAGACGCTGGTGCGACTCGCCGAACGATTGTCGCAGGTGATGTGATGGACCAGGACGGCGAAGACACGGAGAGTTGGCAGGTGGTCTTGCACCATCGACCCGTCTGGGAGGCGCGGGTGGAGAGCCCGTTCGACCAGAGCACGCTGAGAGGCTACGGCGAGACGAAGGAAGACGCTGAGCGGCAAGTGATGCTGAAGCTGTTCGGGAACGCAGCAGAGCACGATATTGAGCTCAGCAGGTATACGGCAGGCGAATGAGCGTCCAGTACACCGGCCTGTCGGCCGCAGAACGATTCTTGCAGGACATTGCGACCGGGCTCCTCGGCGAGGTAGACCCGAAGACCACGGCGCGCGAGCGGTTCCCGCGAGAAGTGCCCGCGTTCATCCGAACGGCGCTCGGCTTCGACATGTGGCCGATCCAGGAGGAGATCGCGCAGGCGATTGAGGACCACAGCAGCATCGCCGTCCGTTCGTGCCACGCCGCAGGCAAGAGCGCGATCAGCGCACGCATTTGCCTTGCCTTCCTGCACACCAGACCGAACAGCATCGTGGTGACGACCGCTCCCACTGCACGCCAGGTGCAGAACATTCTCTGGCGCTACATCAACACCAGCGCGAGGAGGAGCAGCATTCCGCTGATGGGACGCGCCTTGCAGACACGCTACGAAATCGAGTCGGACTGGTACGCACTCGGGTTCAAAGGGAGCGACGACAACAGCGACGCCTTCCAGGGCTTCCACGCTGAGGACATTCTGGTGATCGCCGACGAATCGGCAGGCGTGTCGGAGAGCGTGTTCGAGGGCATGGACAGCATCCTCACCGGCGCAGGCGCGAAGCAACTCCTGATCGGCAACCCAACCAGCGTGAGCGGCACCTTCCGGCGTGCATTCCACGAAGCGCGAGCGGTCTACCACGGCATCAAGATCAGCGCCTACGACACGCCGAACTTCACGACCTTCGGCATCACCAGGGAGGACATGCTCAGCGGCGAGTGGAAGCAGAAGATCGCCGGGAAGACCTTGCCCTACCCGGCGCTGATCGACCCGCGTTGGGTGGCGAAACAGATCATCACGCACGGAGCGGAGAGCCCATACGTCAGGAGCCGGGTGGATGCGGAGTTCCCGGAAGACGACGGCACGACCCTCATCCCGCTGTCGTGGATCGAGCGAGCAGAGAACAACGTCGGCACCTTGCACCAGGAGGACGCCGAACGGTTCGTAGGGATCGACGCGGCGCGCTTCGGCGACGATGAGACCAGCGTGCTGTTGCGGCACGGCATGGAGAGCGGCCCGCACGATAGCTGGAACGGGCTGGACACGATGGAGAGCGTCGGACGGGTGGTTGCCTTCCTGGACAAGTACGGGTACACGAAGGAGAACACCACTGAGGTTCGGGTGGACGACGTTGGCGTTGGCGCAGGCATTGCCGACCGGATGAAAGAACTCGGCTGGAAGGTGCGGCGCGTCAACGTGGGCGGCAAGAGCAGCGACAAGGAGAAGTGGCCGAACCTTCGACACGAACTGTGGTGGCAGTTGCGGATGCGCTACCAGGAGGACCGGATTGCCCCCATGGCCGCAGGGCGATGGAACGCATGGCAGGGCAAGTTCGACGATGAGATGAAGGGACAATTGAGCGACATCAAGTTCCGCTACGACAGCAACCACACCAGGCCACTGATCGAGCGGAAGGAGGAGGCGAAGAAACGCGGCGTCAAGAGCCCGGATAGAGCGGAGGCGCAGATGCTGGCGTTCGGGAACTACCCGCGCGGCGAAGGCGTCCCAGGCGTCATGGCATTCGGCACGACGAAAAGTCGACGGTAGCAGCGAGGAGCGGAGACATGCTGGCACCAGGAACAGAGTGGCAGGACATTGCGATTGCGGTAGGAGCGTACATCGTGGCCATTGCGGCGGTGACGGTGATCGGCTACACGGCAGCGGTCAGGCGCAACCAGCGAGCGGAGCGCGAGCGGGAAGCGCGCAACCGGCTCGGCACCGCGAGTCCGTCGAAGCTGCTGCTGCAGAACGCACGGCGAGACCGCGAGCGTGGCTACCAGACGCACACGGTAGACGGGCAGGAGTACGCGACCTTCCCGGACGGGCACACCACGCCGATTGGACCAGCGATGAAGCGACTGGTGGCGACCATCGACAGCGAGATACAGAGCATTGACGCCGTGTCCACCCGGTTGCGCCAGGAGGAGGACGCAGCGCGAGCGGCGCGCAAGGCGGAACTGGTTGCGTCGATCCGGGTCATGAGCAGGGATGGGAGCCTGATGCGGCTAGAGGACTACATGTGGGCACGCAGCAAGGGTGTCCTGAAGCGACCAGAACTCTACCGGTTGACCTTCGACCCGGCACCCGGATACGACGAAGACGAAGCGGAACTCCTCACGGAAGTTCTCAGCGAGACACGCAAGCACATAGGGGACATAGGAGCATGAGCCGAACCATGATCCTCTCACCACGGAGGCGGAACGTGCTCTGCCTTCGTGCAGCCGGATTCAGCCAGGAGCAGATTGCGGCGACGCTCGGCATCACCGAAGGGTTGGTGCGGAAGGACGTTGTGGCGATCAGCAAGCTCCTCATTCCCGGCGTGACCGATGGACTCCCCGGCGAGGCGAAGGCGTACCGGCTGGTGTACGTGCTCGGGCTGCTGGACGCAGGCGTGCCCGCAGAGGAGGTAGGCGACTACATGCGCGCCTTGGTGGACCGGGTGATGATGCGCCAGGCGCAGGAGACCGCTGAAGCGTAGTCGGGACGGAACGCACCCTGCCATGCCACATTGCGCTACGACAACGTGCATAATCGTGGCACAATGGCGCATCGGCTACGAAGGCGGGGAGTGACATGACACGACGGACACCAGGCGAGCGGCAGGCAACAGTCGAGAAGTTGATCGCACGGCGCGCGGCGCATCCAGAGGAGACGCACCAGCAGACGGCGACCGCACTCGGCGTGTCGCGGCAGTGGGTGTCGAAAGAGTTGCGAGCGCGCGAGGACGTTCCGGCCGCGAGCCACCGCGAGGTAGCCATACCCGCGCACAACACCAGCAGAGCGGTCGTGGGCGTCGCACAGCGAGGCGGAGGACGCAAGACCAGCACAAACCAGTTTGGCCCGCAGGGCGGGCTCCTGACGATCCTGCCACCACCAGACGAATACAGCCGGTGGGCAGAGTTCGGGCTGGACATGAAGGATTGGGACCGCATCGGCACGGCGAAGCTGATGCGCGTGCTGCGGAACATGTCGCCCGACATGAGCAGGGCGATCTGGGACTACATGCGTCTCCTCAACAACGGCTACGAAATCACGGCGTACAAGCCAGGCGGCACCGATCCCGACACGCGAGCGCAGGCGAGAGTTGACGAACTGACCAGCCTGATCGAGGACCTGTACGGGAGCGCGAAGGTGCAGTTCGGTCGGATGTTCATGAATAAGCTGATGCGCGGCGCGATGCTGGTCGAGCTTGTCCTGGACGACGCAGGACGGCGAGCGGTGGACCTTGTGGTTCCCGACCCGGCGACCGTCCGGTTCCGGCGCGTGGAAGACCCGGTACGCGGCATGATCTGGCAGATGGGGCAATGGCAGAACGGCACCTTCGTGATCCTCGACCAGCCGACCATTCGCTACATTGCGACCGATCCCGACCCGGACAACCCGTATGGCCAGCCGATGCTGACCAGCGCGATATTCCCGATCCTGTTCCTGATCGGCCTGTTGCAGGACCTGCGGCGCGTCGTGGCGCAGCAGGGCTACCCGCGCACGGACATTGTGGTCAAGATGGAGCAACTGCGCGACGCATTCGAGACCACCAGCGACGCAGACCTGCGCGAACTCGCTCGCGCTACGGTGCGGGAAATCACGGAATACTACGGACAACTGGAACCAGACGATGCGTTCGCCCACACGGACTTCGTAGAGGTGAGCACGAACGGCGGCGCTATCGGGACGCAGGTGCTGGCGAGCATCCAGCCGCTGATCGAGGTGTTGGAGCGCCAGGCGATGCGGGCGCTGAAGAGCACACCGCTGATGATGGGGATGGTGTCGCAGACCAGCGAGGCGAACGCAAACCGGCAGTGGGAAATCTTCGCAGCCGGAATCAAGAGCATCCAGCAGGACGCCGAAACCTTGCTCGGGCAACTCTACGAATTGAACCTCGAAATCCAGGGCATCCAGGCGACCGTCGAAGTGCGCTTCGCAGAACTGCGAGCGGCAGAGGAGGCGCGCGACGAACAGACGTTCAAGGCGAAGCTCGAGAATGCGATTGTCGCCCGCGACCAGGGATTCTGGGACCAGGAGCAGGCGAGCATGCACGCCATTGGCGAGCCGCCAGCGTTGGCTGAGGCACCCGCACCAGCGGCCGTCCCGACCACGGACGATGAGGACCAGACAGAGGACCAGGCGGAGCAGGAAGACGGAGACGACAGCGAGCGGCGCACGGAGATACGACGGCGCATGGCGCTGATGGGCGTGACGCGAGCGGTGGACATTAGCGACGTGGACGACGCGGCGATCATGGACGCAGCGGCGACATGGGAGGACGTGTTCGCCGACACGCGGTACGAGGACCTGATCTACGCCGACCTGATCGGAGCGACCGATGCCTAGGGAGGATAGCAGTTGGGACTGGGACCGGAAGTCGCGGCGCTATCGCGGGAAGGACACCGGCCGCTACATGAGTCACGGCCAGGTGACGAACCTGCGAGACAAATACACGGACGCGCGGCGCACGACGATCCGCAGCCTTGTCCGGGAGACCTTGCCGCTGAACGCGAAGGCTGACCCGCTGTCGTGGAACGTTGGCGTCCGGGTACTGAGGGAGAAGGGCTGGCGGGAAGTCGAGCGGAGCATGATCGCGCAGTACACGTTCGGCAGAGGCGGCACGAACGCCATGACCAGCGCAGACCGCGTGATCGTGCAGCAGATGTTGCGCGACCAGAAGGGCTATTGGGATCGGTTCATGATGGAGGCGTTGCAGAGCCCGGACATGAGCATGGAGTACGCGGCGAACAGGGCGACGATGTATGCCGATGCCAGCACCGCGTTCTACGAGCGAGGACGCGAGACGGCGTTCGACATTCGGTTGCCAGGGCATCCGGGAGACGGTGGCACCGAATGCCTCAGCCGATGCCGATGCAGTTGGGAAATCGTGGAACGGAAGACGAAGGTTGAGGCGATCTGGCACGCCAACGGCGGCGACAACGTGTGCGACGGATGCCGTGGCAGAGCGGCACAATGGAGCCTGCTCACGTTCGAGCGGGTGACGGAAGGAACGTAGACGATGTGCAGGAACTGTTCAGGAGCCGCAGGAGCGGCAGAAGACGATCAGACGGCAGAAGATACCCGGAAGGCGGAGGAGGACGCACAGCGACCCGCTCAGACGGCCAGGCGACCGGTTCCAGCCGACCCTCGCCAGAAGCGACCGGTTGGGAGCCGGATGCAGAAACCGCAATGAGCGCGAGCGCGAGCGACCTTGGCATCCGGGAAGTGGAGATTCGGGAGGAGTGGCGAGCCCGGATTACGACGCACCCGATGCGGGCGACGGTGTACCTTCCGTGGCGCGAGGACCAGGCGACGGTGACGATGGAGGCGCGCAACCGGAAGGCGAACCATCCAGACTGGCGCGTCGAAATCGAGCGGAGGACGGTAAAGGTCTACGTGCTTGCCAGCCACCAGACCGTCACGGTAGAATGACCACGGACTGAGAGACCCATGACCATTGGCCGGCTGCCCCGAATGCACCGGCCAATGGTCATTTTTGTGCCTGCAAAATTGGTTCTTGAAAACACTTGACAACAGGCGCAGCGACCCCCATACTTCAGTCAAGAGGTTGAGGCGACGGGATGGACCCGGAGCCGGAAACCAAAGGAGACTCCCAAATGTTCACAGTCCTGCTTCGATACAACTACTCGACCAACCCGAACGGTGGAGTCGTCCTCGGACGATACTCCAACCGGGAGGAGGCCGCTGAAAAGGCGGCTGAGGTCCAGAAGGACCTCACCTCCGAGTACTCGGCCGTCGTGGTCGAGAACTCGGAGGTCCTCTGGCCAGTCCACTGGCTATAGGGCTCCGGTCCACCGGGAGTAGCGACCCCGGTGGACAACCGCAAGCGACCAGCGACCAGCGACCAGCGACCAGCGACCAGCGACCAGCGACCAGCGACCAGCGACCAGCGACCAGCACAGAAGGGCAAACACCATGACCAGCACGACCCGCAAGACGTGGAGCATTCGACCTACCTGCGGCCACGAAGCACTCCACAACTACACCAGCCCGCGCCTTGCGAAGGCGCACGCGCAAGCGCACGCAGACCGCAGCGGGTGCCCGGTCCACCTGACCTTCACGGACGTTGACGGATCGCCCGTCGCCGTCAAGACCTTGCGACCACGCTTCCACGGTCCGTGGCTCCCCTGCCAGACCGCGAGGAGCGAGCGCCAGGCGTTCGACGACTAGCCCGAATATCCGTTCCCCGGAACGCTTGACAACGGGAGCGGCAACCCGCATGATTCACTCAACAGGCGAAGGGGAGCGGATGGACCGCTTCCCGGAGCCGGAAGGGCAAGCACCATGTTCTACGTACACCAGCGCTGGGACGGGCTCTCGGCACGACGCACACAGAGCCACCGCTCGTTGTTCGCAGCCATGAACCACGCTGACGAAATCGCGGCGCTGGTGAAGTCGGAACGGAATAAGGGCATCTTCGATGCGAACATCCAGCCAGACTACGTGGTCGTCGAGACCGATTCCGGCGCTGAGGTGAAGCGGGTGCGGATCGCGATTGACCCGACCTTGGAGCCGTGGTGCGGATGGGAGCCGGGTCGGCCGTGGCACGGATGCGGCAAGTGCGACCGCTGCCGGGAGCACGCAGCACGGACGGCGTAGGACACACGACCAGGAGCCCGGAAACGGGCTCCACCACACTGAAGGGCAAGCACGATGAACATTCTGGAAACGCGGGTGAAGCTGACGTGGATCAGCCCGGAAGGCAAGCTCCTCACGATCCTGTACTTCTCCAGCGTGGAGAGCGCGAACCACTGGACACGGCAGAAGATCGGAACCTTCATCTTCGACGCGGTGCCCTACCGGACGGAACGCCAGCGCGAGGAGTACCAGGCATGATCGACGTGCGACGCGGGTAGGATTCATCTACCACCAGGAGCCCGCCTACCGTCCCTGAAAATTGCCCTCGGAAAACGCTTGACAACGGGATACGGAGCCCCCATACTTCAGTTATCAGGTTGAGGGAGCCGGATGGACCGGCTCCCAGAAACCGGAAGGGCAAACACGATGAAGGCTTCCGAACTCCAGATCACCGCCACCATGATCCACAACCGCAAGCTCGACCTCGCCGAAATGACGAACCGCGCGAGCGACCTCTACAACAATGGGAAGTTCGAACAGGCCGACGAACTCCGACCGCAGATGAACTGCGTTGGCAGCGAAATCGCCGGAATCCTCAGCCTCTGCACCCGGCTCGGCGTCCTCCAGGACGTATGTGCCCTGCTTCCGGCGCACACGGAGCGCATCGGCTAGAGTACGCAGGGAGCCCGGCGACGGGCTCCCACCACACTGAAGGGCAAGCTCCAATGACCACGCAGAAGACCATCACCATCCGCCAGTACTTCCACCCGGTGCTTCGCCGCACGATGCAGTTGCGGGAGATCGGCAACGGACTCGCTGAGGTGTACGACAGTGGCGGCTGGACCGGAGCGACGCAGCCGATCCCGGAAGCGGAGAAGAACCTGTACGGGATGGGCTACAAGCTCGACCGGCTGTTTGAGGCAACGCTCTAGGACACGCAGGGAGCCCGGAGACGGGCTCCCACAACGGAGAGGACCAGCACCATGGCATTGCACGCACAACCGTCCCAGGAGCCCGCAGACTGCGGCCACCACTACCCGGAGTACATCGGCACGAACGACCTCGGCGAGCCCGTTCACGTTCGGAACGTGTACGTCCACCCGGAGGACCTGACCACCACGCTGTGCCCGCACTGCTTCGACGATGCGATGTACGCCAGGGTCCCGAAGATGAGCCAGGACCAGATCGCGGCCGCGTTCGGCGCGAACGGCATCGCCAAATAATCGTTCGCCGGAACACTTGACAACGCGAGCGCCAGGCCCCATGATTCAGTCAACGGGTTAGGGAACCGGATGGACCGGCTCCCGACACCACGAAGGGCAAGCAGCATGTATCAGGTTGCAGCATACGGGTACAACCGAATCACCAGCATCGCACACGGCGCAAGCATGGAGGAGGCGCGATCGGTTGCCAGGGAGTACGTGGCGAAGGAAGACGTTGGACACGTGGCGATCATCGGCGACAGCGGCATCACCGCTGAGTACTGGAAGTGCATCGACGGGAAACCGCGATCATTCGACGCTCGGGCGAATCACATGGCCTACCGCGACATGATGTCGGCGTAGGAGACGCAGGGAGCCCGGAGACGGGCTCCCGACACCACGAAGGGCAAGTGACATGCGAAGCTACACCATTACCTACCGCGAGAAGGTCAACGGCACCTTCACCGTCACGCACGACCTTCACAACTGGCGACACGTCCAGAACGCAAGCGACCAGGCGAAGGCGTACATGGAGGACACGGCGAACCACGGACCGGTTGCTTGGGCGAGGATCACGAACGATGATACCGGTGTCGTCGCCAGAGTCCTGGAATGGGACGGAGGACGCGTCCGATCCCGGAAGTGGAGCCCAACCTTCGACGCGTAGGGATCGACCAGCACGGAGCCCGGAGACGGGCTCCACCACCGACACGGAAGGGTAAGACCATGAAGCGAGCCACGAAGCAGGAAATCGACGCGCTCTGGGAGAAGTTGCAACGGGTCCAGATACTCCAGGAGCCGAAGGGTCTGACTCCGAGCACCTATCGCCGGTTGCACCGGCTCGAAATGGCACTGAGCGAGAAGTTCCTCTCGCTCAACATCTAGCAGGAGACCAGGATGGAGAAGGACCCATACACCGAACTCGGCGAGGACGCGCTTGAACTGATCCTCTTTGCTGAGAATCATGGACCACTGAACGCAGACCGCGAGCGCATCCTGCGGCTGCTGATGGGCGACTACGAACGCGGCAACTACAGCACCTACCGCGCGAGCCTGTTGTGGAAGCAGCACCTGAACCGCCAGCGCCAGGCCTACCGCCACACCATGAAGGCTCCGATGTTCTTCGTCGCCTTGTCGGCAGAGGACCAGGAGCCGACCAGGATCGAGTTCGCGGAACTGGTCGAGTGGTTGGAGAAGCACGAACGCATCCTTATCGAAAACGGTGAGTACGACCACCTGCGCAAGCAGCGCGGGTTCAGTGGGAGGAGGATCAAGCTACGTGCGGAGGCGCGCAAGCGCCAGGAGAAGATTCGCTGGCAACCAGTACGCACCTGAAAGGAACACACGAATGGGCAAGCAGGCACGCACACTCATCCTCGCGACGATCATCACCATCACGGCCGTCTTCGGAGGATTCCAGCCCGGAGCGCCAGCCCTTGCGGCAAGCTGTAGCGGAACGCCAGTGGCCGGGAGCGGTGTGGCGATTGCGAACGTCGCCTGCACCAGCACGACCAGCGTTCGCGTCTGTCTCCACCAGGACGGCTACCTCGTCGGCTGCACCTACCGCAGCGTGATCGGATTCAAGACCGTCTCCATCGCGCCAGGCTGTTGGGCGACCAGCGCGAGTCACCGGTTCCAATCGACCCTTGCGTTCAACGGCGTTCACTACGCGAGCAGCGGGTACAAGTACGCAGCGATGAGTTGCCGCTAGACCGCGAGAACCAGGACCAGAGGACCAGCCCGGAAGCACAACGCTTCCGGGCTCTCTTGTGCCCAAAACCCGTCGACGAAAACACTTGACAACAGGATACGCTACCCCCATACTTCACTCATTGGAACTGGGGAGCGGGAAGGACCTGCTGGCCGGAACCGGAAGGGCAAACACCATGAGCGAGCACCGCGATCAGGCTGAGGACCAGGACGGCGTTCGGACCGGAAGCTACCGCTGCACCTGCATGGGCGTCCTCGGCGAGTGCGAGCGATGCGGCGGCTGCGGCTACCGCACGATCACGATCCACGCCAGCGACCCGGTGAGCATCGTCGTCACCTTCCCGGATGATTCGTTCATCTCCGAGGACGTTCCGGCTGGCCGGGTACGCACGACGATCACCCGCTGGCTGGCGGAGACGAACGCGATCCGGGCGACATGGTTCGTCGGCGACCACGGTCGAGCGGTCTACCCGGAGTGGGTCGGCCGCTAACACGCAACGGAGCCGGTCAGCGTTGGCCGGCTCACCACACAGAAGGGCAAGCACGATGACGACCAGGATTCAGCGACACGCACCGAAGCGCTCTGAGACGCCGCAGGATCGCCCACAGCACGTCGGAATGAGCATGGGCAGCACATTACCCACACCAGGCGGCACGCAGGGCATCACGGTCTGCCTGCGAGACGACAACGGCGCTATGCGAACTAGTTGGTACACGGTGCCGCAGGACGAAGGCGATCAGATGCACGAAGACTTCACCCGGTGGCAGGAGGCGAACGGAGAGCACGAACCAGGCTACGGCTACATGGTGCCGATGAGCGCGGCGCAGGCATGGTTCCGCGAGCGGTTGCGGAGCGTCACGGATAAGGAGCGGTTGTGATCGAGTTACGGATGAAGCGCCAGGTGAAGGGTGGCGAGCCCGTCGAGGAGACGGTGGAGACCTTGCGACACACGTGGGCGGCTGCGGCCGTCTTGACCAGGATTCAGACAGCGTTCACGATCATGGAGTACCAGACGATGCTCGACACGGAGGACATGCTCATCATGGCGAGCGAGCACGAAGTTGTCGTCGTGACCAGGAACGGAGCAGGCGACGAAACCACGCTGGAACCAGCCGAAATATCCGTTCTTGAAAACACTTGACAACTAGTACGTTAGGCCCCATGATTCATTCAACAAGTTCAGGGTGGCCGGATGGACCGGCTCCCAACACCACGCTGGCGGCGACCTTGCCGCCAGCACCACTCACTCCCGGAAAGGGGATCACCACCATGATCACGCTCACCATCACCACCGCCAACGGCCACCAGTCCACCCGTATGTACGGTGACGACCTCGACCAGGCGGAGGAGGCGTATGCCGAATTCCTGTGCCAGCGAGCGGCTGGCGCAACGGTCCTCGACCTTCGCGATGCCGAAGGCGACAAGATCGCCGGGTACGATGCCCAGAGCGGCATCCTGTCCTCTCACGAATCGTGGGAATACTTCCTGCGCAAGTGGGACCGCGAGTCCTTGGAGGCGCGCCAGAAGGTGCGCCAGGAGTTCGGGCGAGCGGTGGCCGTAGCCACCGCATAGCGCGCCAGCGAGCGCCAGCGAGCGCCAGGAAGGAAACGATCATGGGCTTGTGCCAGGTGACAGAAGTTCGGGCGGCGAAGAAGGATCAGGGCAAGTGCGGGAAGTGCGGCCAGGCGTTGCCAGCAGGAAGCTCGTACCGCTGGTGGAAGGGTCGGTTCGGCCCGAAGCACGTGCGGTGCGTCGGGTGCAAGGTCGAGGACTGGGAGCGCGAGACCAACCCGCTGCGAGCCGAACATATGCAGGCGGATGAGACGCTCGGGCTGGTGGAGCGAGACGTGGACGTGGCCGATCCGAGCGGTGCGGCCGTTCACCTGCGAGACGCGATCAGCGCAACGGAGAGCATCGTTGACACGCTGACCGAACGACTGGATGGGTGGAGCGGAACCGGGCTCGAGAACAGCGAGCAGTACAGCGCAACGGAGACCACGCGCGACGAACTGCAACAGTGGATCGACGACGCAGAGAGCGCAGCCGATGAGCTCGAAGGGATGGAGCAGCCAGACAGCGCAGACGATGAGGAGGCGTGGGAGGAGTGGGAGAAGGAAATCCGGGACGCCTACGACGCGCTGCCGGAGTATCCACCGCTGGACCTTGGCGCATGAACCTGCACGACAGAGTCGCCTTGCAGCGGATCGTCGGGGAGTGGGCGGCTGAGACCTTCCCTGACGACACCAGAGACACCATCAGCGCGAGCATCCGCCAGGAGTCCCAGAATCTCCGCCAGGCGGTGTTGAACGCCAGGACGGCACCAGCACCCATCGACCCGCCATTCAACACGGAGATAGCCCGCAGCGTGAGCACGATGTACCTGCTGCTGCTGCGCCTTGCCGATAAGGAAGGATTCAGCCTCCACCACGAAGCGATCCTGCGGCACGCGCTACACACAATGACGACGCCGAAACCGGCGACCACGGAGGACCAGGCGACATGAACATCATCCTGCGAGGAGCGAAACCACCGAAGTATTCGTGGATCGGGAAGTGGCAGATCACGGACTGCCACACGGTCGTCGAGTTGACCGAAGACGACGTTGACGCGGTGAAGGAAATCGATGGTGGCTACAACCAGCGACCAGACATGAAGATCATGTGCCCGGTCTGCGAGGAGTGGCAGTACGCCAAACGCTACTACCCGCCAGAATATGAGGACCAGTACGGCCGCTAAATATTCGTCGACGAAAACACTTGACAACGGACGCGCCAGGCCCCATGATTAAGGAGTTGAAGCGAGTCGGGCCGGATGGACCGGGCGACGAAGCTCACGAAGGGCAAGCGACCATGACACTCATCAACAATCACATCGACAGCGAAGCGGCGAAGGCGAAGATCGAGGAACTGAAGGTTGAGCTTCAGGCGATCTACAACGCGGCAGACCGCGACTACGACATGATCTGGGCGAAGATGAGCGCCAACACGGACATGGACCCGGTCGAATGGACTGCGCTTCAGGAGCAGATGAACGCAGCGATCCAGATCATGCTCTTGGCGCAGGCGGCAGGAGCGAAGCGGTTTACGGTCTAGAGACCACGAAGGGGAGCCCGGAGACGGGCTCCCTCACCACGAAGGGCAAACGACATGTGGCACAAAAATCGGCAGTGGAACATCACGGACGCGCTGAACAGCGCGACGCTGGCATTCGACATGACCCGGATTGACTGGACGCTCTGCACGGCATGGAGGCTCCCAACGAAGGAAGGCAACCTCCTGTTCCTGAACGACAGCCTGAGCGAGGACGGCGCGGTGGAGTACGGCGTGGTCCATGAGGAGACGCTAATCCAGATCGAGAGCCTGACCATTCGCGACCAGGAGCAGGCGGCGCGGCTGATCCAGCAGACGGTCGAGACGTTCGAGGAGAAGGGTCCACTCGGCAGCATCGTCACGGACGTTCCGCAAGTGGCACAGTGGCAACTGACGACACACGGCGAACGCTGCTACTTCTGCGCGTAGGACACGACCAGAGCCGGTCACGTTGGCCGGCTCACCACGAAGGGCAAGAACATGGGAGCATTAAATCGCCGGTCGGAGGAGTTGACTGACGTTCACGTTGAGTGGATCGCACCAGAGGAGCGGGATCATCCGGCCGATGAATTCCGGGTGGCGAAGGAGAGCGGAGCCATATACCTTGCGACCAGGAAGGAAGTCGAGACGTTCGCGGATTCGCTTCAGGCGTTGCTCGACATGACGAAGGACACGACCAATGGCAAGCGTTGACCTGCGGCAGACCATCGAGCGCGCGTGCGTCCTCCTGGTCCGGGAAGTGGACGCGCGAGGAGAGCCGACCAGCGACCGCGAGGCGTACGCGACCAGGCACCTGCACTACCTCCTCGACGAAGGGCTCAGCTTCCTTGCCCTTGCGGAACGCGGCGCAACGAACGACACCATCATCGAGCGCGGCTGGCGCGACACGGAGGCGCACCGTATGGCATACCAGGATCGGAGCCAGGCGACACCAGCGGAGCGCGAGCGCGTGCGAATCATGGCCCGCAACCTGTTCCGAGCCCAACCGGTCGTCATGAAAATTGGTCCCCGTAAACACTTGACAACGCGAACCGCAGGCCCCATACTTCGATCATAAGGTTGAGGCGGGAGGAGGGACCTTCCACCGAAGACCACGAAGGGCAAGCGACATGAGCAACCAGACAGTCACCTGCGGCAAGTGCGAAGACGAAGGCATCATCGTTTGGGTCGTCCCGACCACGCTGGAGAATCCAGAAGGCATCGACTACCGCTACTGCGATTGCAAGATCGGCGAGGAGCGAGACTCGGTGGACCAGAATGACGGGTTCGACGCGTGGGACCGCACGCAGGACTAGCAGCAACGGGAGCCGGGAAACCGGCTCCCTCACCAGAAGGGCAAGCGATATGACCAGAAGGGCACCAGAGGACGTTATCACCTACGCGATAGCGCGCCAGGCGGCACAACGGATGCGCGACGAATGCGAATCAGGCTCGGAGAAGCTACACGAAGACTGGCTCACCGATCTGGTGTTCCTCGGAGCGTTGACCGTCCAGACGATCATCGACGAAACGAAGCAGCGCATGGCGGAGGAGCAGGATGAGTACATGAAGGCGCTGGTCGGCGACCGCCAGATAGTCGCGAAGCTCTTCCCGCCGATGAAGGACGGCGAGACCATCGAAGGCTACGACTGGTATCACGGTACGATGCAGCCAGGCGACCGGTTCAAACCGCGAGCGATCTACGTCGAGCAGAATGTGTGGGGTGGAGACGGCGTGGCAGGCATCCAGAAGCGATGCGCCTATCGAAGCAGCGGCACATGGAAGCTGTTGCCCATAGAGGACGATCCGAACGCGTACGACGCCTACCGGCACGGCAACGGACCAGGCCAGAACGCTTGACAACGGAGCCACCCGGAGGCGAGAATGTCCGGGATGCGTCTTTAGCCCAATTGGCAGAGGCGACCGCTTCAAAGGCGGTAGGTTCCAGGTTCGAATCCTGGAAGACGCACCAGGTGGTTGTAGTCGGAAACGATTCCCACCGAAGACCAGCGGGGAGTTGTTTGCCCTTCGACCCGCTGGCATGGATGGTGACTGGCAGGACGAAGACACCCGCTTGAAACGGGCTGGCCCACCAGGGCTCCAGGGTTCGATTCCCTGACCATCCTCCGCTGACGAATAGGCGAAGTCCCGTAGCTCAACAGGGAGAGCACTGGTTGAAAGACACCAGAGGCACCAGGCTCAACACCTGGCGGGTGATGCAAGTACGTCAATCCTGAATCAGCCAGGATAGTCGGCGACACGGTGTCTGGCCCAATTGGCAGGGCACCCGGTTTGGGACCGGGAGATTGCAGGTTCGAGCCCTGCGACGCCGACCGGGAAGGGTTCCATCCTCCCTTCCCACACCGCAGGCGGAACCAAGCGCCATCTGCGGCGAGCCCGGAACAGGGTAACTTGACCCTTCCCCCGGTCCGGGCTCATGCCAGTGAAGCTCATGAGGATGAGCGGCTGTTTTGTAAACAGCAGGTAGCGGGTTCGATTCCTGCGACTGGCTCCGGCGATGCGCGAGGATTAGATTCGACCCTGCCTCGCGAGCAGCCGAACGGGAGCGGCAGGGATTGTTGTCATGACTTTATTTGCAGAGTTCATGGTGGGCGGCGATCCCTGCTCAACCCGTTACCCGCGAGGACCGGCACACTCATTGGCGAGAGTAGCTGGCTGTAAACCAGTGGCGCACGCGCTTTGGCGGTTCGATTCCGTCCCGATCCACCACCGAGCCCGGAAGCATTGCTTCCGGGCTCTTTGCTTGCCCGCCAGCGAGCGGAACCACCGCACCCTACCCAACCACCCCAAAACAGCCGAACAAACGCACCCTGGACCGCTCAGCGCGTTCAGGGTCATTACGTCCCGCACCTTGCCCGAACGCTAGACGGCAGGGTGCGACCGCTTATACGCTCATGGCACGTTAGCAGCGAGGAGCGGAGGCTATGGGCGAAACCTACCAAATGACAGCACGGCCGCTGGAGCGGGTGAAGTTCGACCCGAACGCCGCACTCGACCGGGATGCCTTGTTGACATTGGCCCGCGAGCGGGCAGCGGATGAAACCGTTTTCGAGACGCAGAACGCCGCGTTCTGGCGCGTGGCCGCGAGCAATAACATGCTCGACTTCTACTACACGATCATGGACCAGAGCACCCTGAAGAACTTCGCCGCAGACCTGAACGACGGCGTGAGTTACCAGGACTCGCACGACGCCAGGAAGAATGGCTGGGGGCAGAGCATTCGCGGCGTGGTGGCAACACACGACGGCGCGACCGTGCCGGAGACCGGCGAGAAGTTGCTGTCGGTGGAGGGCACGTTCTTCACCCTCGAAGACCAGCAACTCGGCGCACAGAACACGACCGCATTCCTGAACATGATCCGCGCAGGCGTCTGGAAGGACGTGTCCGTTGGCTTCTACGCCAGCGACTTCCGCTGCTCGATCTGCGGTCAGCAGAGTTTTGAGTGGTGGAAGGAAGACGGGTGTATGCACATCCCCGGATTCACCTACACCGCAGAGGAGACAGGCGGGAAGGCGACCGTTGCGTTCGCGAAGATTCACGACGGGCGGCTGTTGGAAGTCAGCCAGGTGTACGACGGCGCGACGCCAGGAGCGAGCGTGCTGAAGGCAACCCAACTGAGTGACAACGGGCGGCTGAAGGACGTGGAGCGCGCGGCAATCGAGCGACGCTACAACATTCGGCTGGCCGACCGCCAGCAGACATTTTCGATCCCGGAACTCACCAGGGCGGCGAGTGTCGCACCGGAGCCGGACACGACCAGGAGTGAAGATATGGGCATACTGGACGGCGTGACACCAGAGGACTACGAGCGGTTGACCGCACGCAGCGCGATGCTGGACACGATCACATCGTTGTTCGGCGAGACCGCAGCAGCCGACCCGGTAGCAACGATCCGCACGACCCTTACCGACCTCGAGACCGCGAAGGCGGAAGTCGAGCGCCTGACCCCGCTGGCCGCAACCGGCGAGCGCTACCGCGAGGACCTGATCGAGGAGACGCTGAAGTCCGGCGTCCGGGCAGAGTCCGATGCATTCAAGACAGACCGCTACAAGGCGATGCTGGAACGGCTGGACGTGGACGACATTCGGCTGATGAAGGAGGACCTGGACCGGCGAGGAGACGAACGCCTGAAGGGTTCCGGCACAACAGTCGGTGGCCGTCGCACCAGCGATACGGCAGAGCCCGAAGGTCCGAAGACCGAAGGCGACCAGAAGCGACGCCGTAGGGGAACCAATTCGTTCAAGGCGTAGAGTCGGGAACCAGGAAGCGCAGAGCCGCAGAGGAGTAGAGGCACATGGCAAATCCACGAATGATCCAGAAGTTCGATGAGATTGCTGCTCACCGGACAACGTTTGAAGCAGACGGTACGTCGCTGGTGTTCGACCGCAACCAGCCGTTCGGCACCGCACACCGCCACAAGCCCGTAAAGGTGACGGCGAACGGCACGGTCGGTTTGGCCGGCAACGATGAGAAGGTCTTCGGTTCGCTCGATCACATCGAGCCGGACGGGAGCGTCGTCGTGGTCGATGGTGGCTACGTTCGCTTCAGCGGCGCAGGCACCGTGAACCTCGGCGTGGTCGGCAACACCGGCAACATCGTGAAGGCGGCGAGCACCGGCGCGAGCACCGGCGCAGTGGTCTACGTCGGCTCCGGCTACGTGATCGCGAAGATTTAGCACACTTAGGCGGCGACCAGGCCGAACGGAGGACCGAACATGGCAGAGCTCACAGGATTCCGACCGCGCGTCAAGGACCTGAACGAACAGATCAATTGGCGCATGATGGAGAAGGCGTACAACGACGGCATGTCGCTGGAGCGTTTTCTCGAATTGGAAGACCCAACGTCCGACTGGTCGGCAGATGACGACGAAGGCAAGCTGACCGCATTCGAGCGGCAGTTGGCGTTCATGAACATCGCGACCAATGACGACCCGGAGAGCGGCGCGTACGCCGATCAGTTCCGCGCATTCGAGGACCACGGCGAAGCAGGACGCGTCCTGCAAGCAGAGTGGATGGCCCATCACTACCGGAAGGTGAGCCAGTCCACCCGCAAGGGCGGAGGACGCTCGATCCTCACCAGCGACTGGGGCACCCTCGGGAGCGCGCTGCGACCGTACGTTGAGGCGGCACAGCTTCGCACAGAGGAGATTGTCCCCGCGATCCCGCTGAACGAACTTGTCGCGTTCACGACACCGATTGATAGCAACGCCTACCGCGCGCTGTACCTGAACGACACGACCGCAGACAACTACCGCATGGTGCGCGTTGGTGAAGCGGCTGAGATTCCGGGCAGCACGTTGACCGCAGGCGAGCGACCGGTTGACCTGTACAAGTACGGTCGTCGGTTGGACGTCTCCTACGAGATTCTTCGCCGGGCACCGATCCCCGTCGTGGCGTTCTTCATCGCCAGGCTGGCGGTCCAGGCGGAAGTCGATAAGGTATCGACCGTGATCGACGTGCTGGTCAACGGCGACGGCAACGCGGGCACCGCAGCCACCGTCGTCCCGCTGATCGAACTCGACCCGGCCGCGACCGTGGCGAACGTGCTGACCCTGAAGGCGTGGCTTGCGTTCAAGCTGAAGTTCCGCAACCCGTACACGCTCACCACCGAGTTGGTGCGCGAGGACGTGCTGTTGCAGCAGATGTTGCTGAACACCGGAAGCGCCAACGTCCCATTGCTGATGATCCAGGGAACCGGCTTCGGCGGGTTCACGCCGATCAACCCGGCACTGGCCGACAACGTGCGCTACGGCATCAGCGACGAAGCGCCAGCCAACAAGATTCTTGCCTTCGACCGCCAGTTCGCCATTGAGCGCGTGACCGAAATCGGCGCGAACATCAATGAGACGCAGCGGTGGATCAAGAACCAGACCGAAATCATGACCTTCACCGAAGTCGAAGGCTACGCCGTGATCGATTCCAAGGCGGCGAAGATTCTCGACCTCACGGACGTTACCCCGTAACAACCAGCCAGGGGATAAGGGATAGGGAAGGAGAGAGGCGTAGGCAATAGCGCCTATGCCTCTCTCCATTCACAGAAGGAGCAGCACCATGAGCGAGGCACAGAAGACACCGGACCAGATGAACCGCGAGGAGTTGAACGCCTACGCAGACGGGCTCGGCATTGCGTCGGCTGACTACAGCCGCAAGGAAGACCTCCTCAACGCGGTGATGGAGCAGGAGGACCTTGCGCCAGGCGCAGACCAGGACCTGCCGAACGATCCAGCCGACCCGGCACCGGACGCAGGCGCACCAGACCAGGACCCGTCTGCAAACGTCGTGGTGGCGAACGACAGCGCACCGATGGACCCCGAAGGCGACACCGATTCCGGGCGATCCTACATCACGGTCAAGAGCGCGAAGGAAGACGGCCGCACCGCATTCTGGGAGCGCAGCGAGGAGCAGCCGAACGGCGAAGTCTTCGTGTCCGGGAACGGGCGACCAGTGAAGGTTGCGGCGACGAATGCCGTGTACGCGGCGATCACCAGCGGGCGGCTGGTAGAGGCGAAGTAGCATGGTGACGATCCTCGACGAAGGCGTGATGGACAGCGCGAGACTCCTGCTCGGGGTAACAGCAGAGCAGGTGCCGAACAGCGTCCTCGAGAATCCATTGATCGGAGGAGCCGCAGAGGCAAGCATCCGCGCATACGTCGAGCCGCCAACGTTCGAGGATCGTCCACCCGCTGAGCAGGCAATGATGGAGAACGCGGTTGCCTACCAGACGGCCGCGAACTACCTTGCGACGCAGCGCGGGAGCATGTCGTACACCAGCGAGCAGTTCAGCCAGCAGTACCGGTACACCAGGGAGTCGGTGAACACGGACGGCTGGATTGCGGAACTGACCAGGAAGGCGTACGAGGCGATAGCCGGGCTGATCGTGCCACCACCAGCACCCGTCACAACCGGATTCTTCATGCTGGCGAGCGGGCGACGCGGGGAGTAAGCAGACATGGCAGCGGTCACAATGGAGTGGTTCACCAGTGGACCAGCGAACATCGTTGGAGGCGAGACCGGAGGCGAGGCGCATACGCTCGACTGGATCACGGACACCGTGAAGGTTGCGCTGCTGAACGCCTTGCCGAACAAGGATACTGCTGAGTTTTGGAGCGACATTTCCAGCACGGAAGTGACCGGCACCGGATGGGCAGCCGGAGGCGTGGCCCTCACGTCGAAGGCGATCCTGCGAGACAACGCGTCGAACCGCATCGGGCTCGACGCGGCAGACGTGTCCGTGCCGACCGTGACGGTGACAGGCGTGACACACATCGCCGTCTACAAGGACACCGGCACCGCAGCGACCAGCGCGCTCCTCGGGTTCGGCACGCTGGACGTGACCAGCGGGAGCAGCGGTGGCACGTTGAGCATCCCCTGGAACACGCTCGGCATCCTCACCTTCACCTCATAGAGCCGGAGGCGACCAATGGCTATAGCGGTCGTTGGCACGCCATACAAGGCGCAGAACGCCAGCGCAGACCCGCAGGTATTCAGCGGCATCCCAGCCACCACCGCAGGCAATGCGCTGGTGGCTGCGTTTTCGATGCGCATCGGCGCGAGCGGTAGCGTCGCCTCCGTCACGGACAGCGCAGGAAACACGTGGGTCCACCAGACCGCAGGATTCGTCAGCGGTTCCAACAATCGCGCCGAAATATGGACGTGCGCGAACGCGGCGAGCATCACCAGCCTGACCGCAGACCTGACCGGAGCCTACGCCGTCTCGCTCATCCTCTACGAAATCAGCGGAGCCGACCCGGCCGCGTTGGTGGACACGAAGACCACAACCGGAGCGACCAGCAGCGACGCAGTGAGCGACACCGCGTGGGGCATCGGCACGCTTACGCCAACCGCAGGCGGCAACTACGTCCTGATCCACGTCGTCTCGACCTCCAACACGCTCAGCGTCACCACCTGGACACCGCCAGCCGGATACAGCACCGGAGGACACACCAGCGGCACGGCAACCTTGCAGATGCAGGGCAGCGTCTACCAGGCGGTGACGGCCGCGAGCGGTTCCTACGGTGGGAGCGTGACGACGAATCGCGCGACCACGAACGGCTACGCGGCGGTGGCGATCACGGAGTTGGCAGGCGGCGCGACCGGGCTCACGATCACCGCGAGCAACGCAGGCGACACCACCACCGCAGGCCAGGCGGCGACCTTCACCGGAGGACTGACGGCGAGCGCGAGCAACGCAGGAAACACCGTTGCAGCCGGACAACCCGCGACCTTCACCACCACCAGTGGATTGACGATCACCGCGAGCAACGCAGGCAACACGACCGCGAGCGGCCAGGCGGCAACGCTCCGAGGCGGGTTCACGGCCGTTGCAGGAGGCGCAGGCAACACCACAGCCGCAGGACAACCCGCAACGCTGCGCGGAGGATTCACGGCCGCAGCCGGGAACGCAGGGAACGTCACCGCAGCCGGTCAGCCAGCGACGCTCCGAGGAGGATTCACGGCGACCGCGACCGCAGGCAACGCGACCGCGAGCGGTTGGCCCGCGACCTTCACCAGCGGCGAATTGATCCCCGTCGTTCCGGTCAAGAGCGCGACCAGGATCAGGCGACCGCAGCCGACCGCGACCAGGACGCAGCGAGCCCTGCCAACGGCGACCAGGACACCACGCGAGACACCGGTAGCCCTCACCCGCGTCCAATGGGACAGAGGTGCCCAGGCAACGCGCGTTGCCCGCGAACACCCGATTACACTGGAACGCATCGAGCGACCAGGACCAGTAGCGGCGACCAGGATCGAGCGCGAACCACCCGTCGCCCTCACCAGGACACTGAAGGAGGACTAGCATGGCAGAAGTGATACGCGGCGACACGACGATGTGGGACATTGCGATTGTGGGCGCAGACGACTTGCCACTGAACCTAACCGGGTGCTCGGTGTGGGTCACGGTGAAGACCAGCGCAGACCAGCCAGACAGCGAGGCGTTGTACCAGCACACGTTGACGGTCAGCGGCGCAGGAGCGACCACACACACGGACGGGCTCTCGGTTGGCACCGGAGGCGTGACCGCAGGGATCGTGGTCGAGGAGTTGACACCAGCAGAGAGCGCGCTGTTCGCCACCGGCGACTACGTGTACGACATTCAGGTGATGCTGGCGAACGGCCGCATCTACACACCGGTTCTCGGCGGCGAGGAGACCGTTGTAGCCGACCTGACCAGGGACATAACGAAACCTGAGGTGATCCCATGATCCGCATCGCGAAGATGACCGGCCGCAGGACCACCCTTCAGGCGACCCGCGAGGAGTGGGAGGAGACGCTGAAGACCATGAAGCGGAAGGGCAGCACGGAGGACCGGCAACGCGCGATACGCCAGGACGATGCGATAGCGAAGGCGATTGCAGGCGCGAACCGCGTGATCCGGGTGACGCTCACGGCAGAGGACGCGAAGAACCTCCTCGACCAGCACGAAGGGCAGTGACCATGTGGACAGGGACGATAGCAACCGCGAGGAGCCGGGCGACCGCGTTCCTTGCGGCGACCGCGAGCGTGGAGCGGAAGGTTGACGATCTGTGGGTCGAAGTGGCCGCAGCGTTGCCGTGTGCCGTCGAGAACCAGAACGCAGGGAGCAACCTGCCAGGCGAGCCCATCAATCGCCAGATCACGGAGACGTTGGCGTGGAAGGTGAGCTTCGCCTACGGCGCAGACGTGCGCACCGGCGACCGGATTCAGGTGGCAGGCGGAGACGGCGAGCAGGCGTTCCCGGTCATGATCGTCGGGAAGCAGATTGCCGAGAGCATGGCCGTGTTGGCGCAGGTGATCGCGACAGCAGAGGACAGCGCTGTGGAGCGGTACACCATCACGTTGGAGCGATGGAACGATGCGACAGAGAGCAACGACGTTTCCGGTCCGTACACGATTCAGGCCGTTCTTCAGTGGGGAAGCAACAGCACCACAGTCGAGGAGAACGGAGGCGAAGCGGCGATACGCACTGGCACGATGTTCTTTGGCACCACGGAAGACGTGCAGGCGGGCGACTGGATCATGGGATTGCCGTGGGGATACGGGCGGGTGACGGCCGTGTTCCAGCCAGTCGGGAGCAGGCGAGACGTGCAGTTCCGCCTGACGACGGGAGCGTAGCATGGCACGGCGACAGACCACCGGGCACGCCAGGACCACCGGCAAGGGATTCACCGCGAGCGGCATGGGCATGAGCCTGAAGTGGCGGGTGAGCCCGACCACCATGGCGTCGTCCTACGCAGGGTGGTGGCAGTACACCAGGCTGCGACTCTCGACCGCGTTGCGCCAGGTGGGCGACCAGGCGGTGGTGTTCATGCGCATGGCCCATCCGTGGACGAACCGCACCGGCGACGCCGAAGCGGGATTGCGGGCGGAGGTGAGCGACAACGGCAACACCCTCACGCTGGTCCTGTCGCACAGCGTGTACTACGGCGTGTACCTCGAAAACCGATGGGGCGGGAAGTGGGGCGTGTTGCCAATGACCGTCGAGCGGTTTGCCAACCAGGCAATGACGGCGATGCAAGGAGTGTTGACCTGATGGGCACGGATATTCTGACAGGAATCAAGAACCTGATCGAGGCGAGACCGGAGGCAATGGCACTGTTGCCAGGACTGGTCTGGACACGGTCGATCAAGCCGAATGCGCCAGGCGAGACGAACACGCCAGGCGCGACACCGGAGGCGTTCCTGAACGGACGCATCCAGGTGTGCGCCAGCATCCAGCCATCGGCAGGATCGCAGGCGCAATTGGCCGGTCCGAAGAATGCCTACTGGATCACCCCGGAGATTGTGGTGCGGTGTATGCCGCACGCGAGCGAGAAGCTGAAGGCGGAGTACGCCTGCATCGAGATTATGAAGGCGCTCGACGATCAGGTGATTACCGGGCTCAGCGGCGAAGGATTGTGCCTCTCGCTGGCGGGACACATCGGCCCGTTTGACGACCCGATTATTGAGCCAGCGGTGCTATACATGGTGAGAGTCCAGGTTGATAGCATTTGGAAAACGTAGCCACAGAGGAGGACCAGCATGGCAAAGGACCTGACGAAGACCGAAGCGGATAAGGTGCTTGCGGAGTTGAAGGAGACCGGCACGGTGCCAACCGGGTACGCCGTTGACTGGTTCGCCAACCCGGTCGTGTCCCGCGTCGAGACCATGGCCGTTGCGCCAGATGCCGAGCCACCGATGAACACCACCGTTGAGGTCAAGACCGATGAAGCGCCAGCCACTTGAACCAGACCTTCCATCGTGGGCGAATAGCGGCAAGCCGTTGTTCGCAGAGCCGGACATGCCGGAGCCACCGAAGGGACACGTCTGGGTAGAGTGGGTTGGCGAGGTGAGCCCGCTCGACAACCCGGTTGTCGAGTACAAGCTGGTGACGAACCAGCTTGACGCCGAAACCGCAGACATACTCCGCTCGATTGCACAGCACCGGGTGGCGCGGGTCGAAGGATTCAGTTGGCGCTCACTGCACACCGGGAACGGGCTCGGGGAAATCAACCACCTGCAAGAGCCAATCATCGTGTGGGGACCCAACGGCAGAGCCAGGCCAGGCGAAATCGGAAGCTATATCCAGGCGGTCAAGTTCGCCGACGCAGACAAGATCAAGAGCACGGAAGTTGCCCATCAATTCCGCATTTGGTGGGAGCGCGACGGACTAGCGGCGATGAACTTCTCGCTCCCCTCGCAGACCATCCTTCTTGGGAAGGAAGAACTGTTCGAGGACCTGACGAGTTTCAGGAGGGCGATGGGCTGGAACGTGAACCAGCAGCGCGCGAGCGGCGAGTTCATTCGGTAAACGAATGGTGAACCACGGCAGGCACGTAGCCTGTCGGATCACAGCAGAGACCAGACGGGCGCGTGATTCGCCCTAAGGAGCAGCACAATGCCATACGGTGAGATTCCTCGCGGCCTAGCCGACCTGAAGGTGTACCCGATTACGGGCGTCTCCACGGTCGGCACTTCTGTTGACGTGCCAGGCGCACGCAGCCTCGCGTTCAACATCGACAGCACCAGCGATGAACTGGAAGGCGACAACCAGATCATCGCGAAGGCACCAGGCTCCAAGTCCATGACCGGCTCGATGGAGTTCGGCCGCATCAACCTTGCGGCGCTGGCCGTGATCTTCGGCGGCACGGTGGGCACGACCGGCACGACCCCATCCCAGATATCGTCCCTCGATCACGACTCCGCGACCACGTTCCGGTTCTTCCAGATCGTCGGGCAGGCACCCGATGCGGAGAGTTCCACCAGCGCCTACCGCGTCACGATCTACAAGGCGAGCGCGACCGCAGGCCTCGACGAAACACTCGAGACCGGCGCATGGAACACGCCAGGCGTGAACTTCGACGGCATCGCCATTGGCGGGAACCTGCTGAAGCGCCAGCAGTACGAGACGCAGATCGCTATCGTCTAAGCCACTCAGTTGGCCCAGGACGCGCGAAACGTCGGCGCATGACCCAATACACCGCTGCGGAGCGAACGGCTCCGCAGCGGCCCCCTCAACGATCCACACAAAGGAACAATTCAATGGCAACGCGAACTCCAACGAAGTTCACCCGCGAGGCGGCACAGCGGCGGCGCGTGAAGCAGGACGAAGGATTCGAGTTCATCCTGGAAAACACGCTCGACGAAGACGGCAACCCGTTCAGCGTCCGAGCCCGGATTCCCAGCCCGCACAACCCGGACGATCTGATGCGGGCACCAGCCGACCTGCAGCGGTACATCTTTGACGTGATGAGCAAGGCGGAGAAGGCTGGACCGGAGGCGATGAACGCGCCAGGCATTGACCCGGACGACTTTGAAGCGAACATCGAGAAGATTAACGAAGCGGAAGACGCGATCCGGTTCTACATCGTCATGGGATTCGTGGAACCGCGAGCGTACAGCACGGTCGAGGAGGCGGAGGAGCAGGGCGGCATCTGGTGGAAGGACGTTGAGTACTTCGACCGGGTAGCGTTCGTGGCGCACTGCACCAGCCAGACGAAGGCGGTGGCCGCTGCGGTGAAACCGTTTCGTGCAGGACAGGATGGAGTTGTACACAATCCACCTGCTGGCAAAGACGTATCCGGGGATGGGCGGTCCAAGCGAAATCGCCGGACTGCGACCGTTCTTGCGAACGAAGCACCTGCCTAACGACTTCATCGAGTTGATTTGCCGCGACTACGACCGGGCGTGCATGTGGCACGGACGGTGGGCAGAGGCGAGAGACGACGCGACGAAGACCGTCAATGCACCACGGAGGAGTAAGAACTCTCCACCGCAGATGCAAGTCAAGAAATACACCACCCTCTCAGACGTTTTGGCACTCGGAACAGAGAAGGAGCCGGAGCCGGGAGCGGAGCCCGCGACACCGAAACCACCGAAGCTCACGAAAGCAGAACGCAAGGCGAAGGAACTCCTCAGCAACCCGGACGCCATGAACGACTTTATTCAGGGAATTGTGACGGGATAGCACCATGGCAGGCATTCGCTCCGCATCCGGCGACATCAACATCAACGTGGCCCAGGCGGCAGCGGCCGTCTCCCAATTGCAGGGAGGACTGGTCGGGCTCGGGAACACACAGATCGGTGCGCCGAATGCGGGCGGATTCAACAGTGCCATGACGAACGCGCAGAACGTGACGCGAGGATTCGGCGACCAGGTGATGGGACTCGAGCGCGAGTTGAACGTCGCCGGAGCCGGACTCATCGGGTTCGGCGGCGTGATCACCGGCGCGTTCGTTCTCGGCGGCAAGAGCGCGGCAGACTTCGAGGAGCAGATGAGCGGGCTCGAAGCGATCATGGGCTCTGAGCAGTGGGGATCGTTCGGCGGCGAGATGCGCGACCTTGCGTTGACGCTCGGCAAGGAGACGTCGTTCGGCGCAAACGATGCAGCGCTGGCGATCACGGAATTGAGCAAGGCGGGCATCAGCGCTGAGAACATTATGAACGGCGCAGCGGAAGGCGTCGTCCTGTTGGCAGAGGCGAGCGGCACGGACCTGGTGACGGCCGCAGGAATCGCCAGTGTGGCGATGAACCAGTTCGGACTCGCTGGCGAGGACATGGGGCGGATTGCCGACATTCTCACGAACGGTGCGAACAAATCCAGCGCGAGCGTCGAGAGTTTGGGGCAGGGACTCACCTACGTTGGTGCGACCGCGAACACGCTCGGCATCCCGTTGGAGGACACGATTGCAGCCCTGTCGGCCCTGACCGATAGAGGACTCGACGCCAGCACCGCAGGCACCAGCCTGAACCACGCACTGACCAGCATCATCAATCCGACCGGCCAGGCGAAGACCGCCATGGACGAACTCGGGCTGAGCATGGGCCAGGCGAACTCGCTCATCAACGAAGACGGGTCATTCAAGAGCCTGACCGAGATTATCGAAAACGTCGACGCGGCGACGAAGGACCTGACCGAGACCGAACGCCAGCGGTACATCGACCAGATATTCGGCATCCAGGGCGGGCGGGCGATCAACGCCTTGCTGGACACGCAGAGCGAGGCATCGAAGGAGGCTGGTAAAAGCTGGCAGGACTACATGGATGCGATCTATGAGACCGGCACAGCGCAGGAGCAGGCAAAGGTTCGGATGGACAACCTGAAAGGCTCCATCGAGGAGTTGAAGGGCACCATCGAAGTTATCGCGATTGAAGTCATGAGCAGGCTCCTTCCGGCACTGAAGGCGATGACAGACTTCCTCGGCGCGGCACTCGGCGTCTTCCTCGACCTTCCGGCACCGATCCAGACCACCATCGCGGCGCTGGTCGGGTTGACCGGCGCGAGCAGCCTCCTCCTCGGCGCGTTCCTACTGGCGTTGCCGAAGATGGTGGAGTTCAGCCGAGCCCTTCGCATCCTTGCGGCCCAGGGAGGGCTGTTGGGCGCGTTCGGCAAGAGCGCGGCAGGACTGGCCCGGTTCGTGCGCATCGGCATGTTGGCGCTCACCGGATTCGGACTTGCGGCCGTCGCCTTCTACGCGGTGTACAAGACGAACCTGTTCGGCATCGGCGACATAACCAGGGACTTCGTTGACGGGTTTACGGCGAGTTGGAACACGCTGCGCGCCAACGGCATGAACCCGGTCAGCGCAGGACTGCACAGCATCGAGCGCGCGTTGCTCACGGTGTCCCTGCGAGGAGGAGCGGTTGGCAAGGCGGCGAAGCGGCTGAGCGCAGGATTCCGGGACGTTGCGAACGCAGCCGACTGGGTTGGCGACACCTTCGGGACGATCTGGCGCACCGGCGAGATTGTGCAGGGAACGTTCGACTTCCTTCCAGGACCGTTGGAGGACGTGGCGCACGGATTCGCGCTGGTGTTCGACTCGGTTGGCGACCTGACCAGGGCATTCCAGGCGGGAGGATTGAGAGGCGCGCTGGCGGCGCTGCCAGGCGAGTTCAGCATCATCAAGACCGGATTGCAGGAAATGGCATCCGGCCTGCTGGAAGGCGCAAAGATCGCCGCAGGCTGGATTCTGGACGTTGGCGCGCCAGCGGTTGCGGGATGGATTGCCGACCACGCAGGAGACGCATGGGAGGCGATCAAGACAGCCGCAGGTTGGGCGCTGGAAATGGCCGGCAACCTCGGAGCGTGGGCGCTGGACACGGCGGCACCGGCAATCGGCGGCTGGATCGCGACGGCCGCAGGCAACGTCTGGGAAGCGATCAAGACCGCAGCCGGATGGGCATGGGGAGGACTCGCCAACCTCGGCTCGTGGATCATGAACACCGCAGCACCGAAGGTTGCTGGCTGGATCAAGACGGCGGCGAGCGGCGCGTGGGATGCGATCAAGACGGCCGCAGGCTGGTCCGGCACGATGCTGGCGAACCTCGGAAGCTGGCTGCTGAACACGGCCGCACCGAAGGTGACAGGATGGATCGCAACCGCAGCGGGCGGCGTTTGGGAAGCGCTGAAGACGATTACCGGTTGGACCTTCGACCTGTGGGTGAACGCAGGCGATTGGGCGATGAACACCACAGAGCCAGACATGATTACCGGCTGGCTCTCGGACACCGCAGGCGATACGTGGGAGGCGCTGAAGACCGCGACCGGCTGGAACTTCGACGGCACGGTGCCACTCGGAGCGTTGACCGTCACGGTGGACAGCATCGACTGGTCAGACCTGAGCACGAAGCTGGTCAGCGGCGTGCAGGCGGTGTTCGAGGGAGCGTTCAACCTCGGCGAGGGCGTCGGATCGTTGCCAGACTTCGCAGCCGACATCATGGAGTGGGTAGCCAGGGAGATTGACGACGTTGAGTGGGACGAAGTCGGCAAGGCGGTGCCGAAGCTGTTCGCCGCAGGAGTGGTCGGCGCATTCGCCGCATTGACGGCGATCCCAGGACTCGCGATTGCGTTCGGCGCAGGCGTCTTCCAGGGACTTGTTGACGTGGACTGGCCGAGAGTTGGCCGGGCGTTCGTGAATCTGCTGGATTCCGGGATCGGCGCAGCCAACGAACTGATCGGCGGCATCTTCGAGGGCATCTGGGAAATGCTACCCGAAGGACTCAGCGAGGCGATTGCCAGAGTCATGGCCCAAATCCGGCAGATGGTCAACGACATCATCGTCAACCTGAACCTTGTCATATCGGGCATCAACGCCTTGTCGCCAGGAACAGCGGCAGACATTCCGCTGATCCCGTTGCTGGAAGGCGTCGGGAACAAGCTGAAGGACGTGACGGTCGGCGCGCAAGCGGCGGGGCGGGCGCTGAAGGATGCGTTCAGCTTGAAGCCGACCGTGCCGGAAACGGAGAACGGCGACGCGGGCGCACCGCGAGGCGACAACGGCGGAGGCGGCGGCGGCGGCGGCGGGATGTTCGAGCTCGAACAGTTCATGAGCCCGACGATCTTCGAGCCATACATCGCCGGGCTGGCGAACGTGACGACGGCCATTGGCGGTGCGAAGAACGCGCTGGTTGACCTCGGCAGCGGAGCCGGACGCGAGGCGATGGGCGCGCTGAAGGCGGCATACGACGCGAACGTGCCAGCGATCAGCCTCGGGTTCCAGCAGACACCGGCGACCTGGTCGGCTCCGAGCATCGCGGCACTGACGGCGATCAAGACGGGATTCACGACGGTCCTGCCGTCATTGGCCGCGACGGTGAGCACGCAGTTCAACGCACTGAAGACCGCAGGCGTCAGCAGCATCAACGCGCTGAAGACAGACGTCGTGACGCACACCGGCACCATGGCGAGCGGGAGCATCAAGAACGCGTCGAACATGAACAGCCAGTCGTCCCAGCAGGCGGCGGCGATGAAGACGGCGGTTGCCAATTCGTTCATGACGATGAACACCACTGTTGCCACGCAGATGAGCATCATGAAGATCATCACGACGGCGGCGTTCACGGAAATGGCGAGCAGCAGCAGGAACGCCGCGACGGCGATCAGCAGCGCGATGCAGCAGGGAGCGGCGCGAGCGGCCGCAGGCGTACGCAGCGGGCTCTCACCGATCCCAGGCATCGTCGCCAGCGTCGGCAACTCGGCAGCGGGCGTGGCGCGAGGCATCGGCGCGAATATCGGCAACGCCTTCGCCGCAGGAATGCGGAGCGCGCTTGGCTCGATTGCCGCAGCCGCGAACGCGATGGTGGCCGCAGCTCAGAAGGCGCTCATGGCGAAGGCGATGATCAGCAGCCCGTCGCGGCTGTTCATGGAACTCGGCATGTACACCGGCCAGGGCTACGAGCAGGGCATCCTCTCGACCGTGCCAGACGTGGCCGCAGCGGGCGCGGCGCTGGTGCAGCCGCCAACACCACCGGAGTTCTTCGGCGGGATGCGAGCAGGGTACGGAGGAGCCGGAAGCGTGACGATCATCCACGACAACCGGTCGTTCGACATTGACGTGAACGAATCGGCCACACCAGCGGCGACCACGGACGAAATCTATGACCGGCTGTACCAGGACTATGACAGCGTAGGCGGAGTGTAAGATGCCAACCCTCGGACGCAAGCCCGCACTGAATAACGATGCCGGAGTCGGCGAGATGGGGAGCGGCACGATCCGCGCGAGCATCATGGGCTCCCTCTCGGCGGCAGGATGGGCGACGCGCATCGGTGGCCGGATGGGGAGGAGCACCGGCGCGAACGCGACCGCAGCCCTTGCCCTCTACAAGGCGACCAGCACGGCGATCACGAACCGCGTCGCGCAGACCAGCACCTTCGCCGTGTCGGTGTACATGGACCCGAGCGACCGCACGACCGGCACGGACTACACGCAGGCGTTGACCGGCGTTCCCATCTCGCCAGGGCAAATCTACGCAATCGCGTTGCGGTGCGCGAGCCAGAGCATCAGTCACGGCCAGGACAACAGCGGCCACCCGATGCATTTCAAGACCGCAGGGAGTTTCCCCGATCCGTACGCAGCCGGGAGCGTCAGCGCGCAAGGCAAGATGAGCCTGTGGGTCGAGGTGACGACGAACCGCAAGCCGAACACGCCAACGGTTCCGAGCCCGGCGAGCGGCGCGGTGACGGTCAACGTGCGGCCACCGATCACGGTCCGGCACTCGGACCCGGATACGGTCTACGGCGACTACATGAAGCAGTACAAGGTTGAAATCTGGAACGAAGCGAACACCACGCTCATCATGACCAGCGGCGTGTTGACGGCGACCGGACCGCAGCAGACCGCAGGCGAAGCGATCTGGACACCAGGAGCCGACCTCGTCGCCGGTTCGACCTACACGATCCGGGCGAACACCTACGACTACCACGGCGTGGCGAGCGACCCGCGAACGCAGAAGGTGACGATCCAGAGCGGCGGCGCATTCTCGGACGTGGCGATGCACCCGGACGACATTGCCGGGAGCCGGAGCGGGAACGTCATAACCAACACGACCAGCCCGCGATTCGTTGGGACGTGGGAACACGAAGACAGCGTGGACGCAGACAGCGTCACGATGCGCATTCGCAACATGGACACGAACACCGTGTACCGGGCAGACAAGACCAGCACGGTGAACATCATCGACGGCGGCACCTTCACCTACGGATTCGCAGACGGCGCTCCGACCTGGTCGGCAATGGCGCGAGGAGCGACCCGCTACCGGTTCGAGGTGTACGCGACAGACGCGCTCGGCGGAATCTCGCCGGTTGCGCAGAGCCCAACCTTCGTGGTCAATGCGACGCCAGGCACGCCAACCGCGTTGACCCCGGCGAGCGGGAGCGTCACGGAGTTGCCGACCTTGCGCAGCACGAACAGCGACGCGAACGATGGACCGGAGAACCTGAGCGTTTCCCATGAGATTCGGGTGAGCCCGGCAGGGACACCGGTTGCCGTGACCGCGACCTACGAAGGCGCAGGCGTCTTCAGGAGCGTCGCAACACCGGCACAGATGCCAGGATACGGAACCTACGACTTCCGCGCTGTGGCGAGCGACGGGTGGGGCGGAGTGGGCACCAGCAGTTGGGTGACGTTCACGTACACCAGTCCACCGGTTATCACGAACCTCTATCCGGCCGTTGGCGAGGTGATCGTGACAGCCGCACCGAACATCAGCTACACGCTGGACCGGACGCAGGCGAAGCACCAGATCACCATTACGGCGCAGGGAGGATCGCAGGTGTACTACCAGAGCACGGTGATGCCAACCTCGAGCACGGCGCACGCGGTTCCTTCCGGGAAGTTGCGCAACAACATCAACTACGACCTGACGATCTGGATTGAGGCGGCAGACGGGCTCACCACGCAGAAGACCATCCCGTTCCGGGTGCAGTACGAGCAGCCAGACCCGGTCGAGGACGCAACCATCGAGAACGTCCAGTCGTCGGTGTACGACTCACCGAGTGGCACCTTCCCCGGCCAGGAGCCCAACGTTCGGTTGGGATGGACACCGGTCAGCGAGGCGACCGTCTCGACGACAGATTGGGACAAGTACCTGATCGGCCGCACCAGGCTTGACCGCGAGGAGCCAGCGCGGTCGTGGGAAATCTTCGACCGCAACCAGGGCGAGTTCGTGGACACGTCGCCGACCGGAGGCGCGCTCTACGAGTACCGGCTGCAGTACGTCCGGAAGGTGAATGCCGGGTTGGATACGGTGCATTCGGAGCCCGTCACGTTCACGACGGCGGTGGTGATCCGGTACACGACGATCACCAGCGAGGAAGCAGACGATCCGGCCGTGACCTTCCACTTCTGGAACCGGCGCGAGAGCGACCTGATTACGGACGTGGTGGTCGTCGAGGGATGGGGCGAGAAACCCATCATGTTCCAGGGAGCGATGAATTACGAGAAGCTGAGCGGCACCTTCCAGCTACTCGACGACGACAGCGGGAACGACCTGTACTCGGCGCACGACATTGTCGAGTCGGGCAAGCACCTTGCGACACCGATCACCAGCGAGGAGGACGGCAAGCTGCGGCCGCGACTGCTGAACCTTCGCGACCCAACCGGACGTTCGATCCGGGGAGCACTCACCCGGTTCCGGGTGATAGATAATCATTCGGAGCGGCGAGCGGATATTCAGGTTGAGTTCACGGAGCACGGCGCGTAGCGCCAGGAGAGCGACGAATGACAGTAGGACAGACGGCATTCCCTACGGAACTGGACACGGCGACAGACCTTCTCACGATGTACGACAACCTCGGCACGACCCTCAGTGGGAGCGTAGACAGCAGCGTGACGACGATCCCCGTCACGGACACGACCGGCTGGCCGACCGCAGGATTGTTCGTGATCGACGGCGAGAAGATCACCTACACCGGGAAGACCACCACCACGTTCACCGGCTGCACCAGGGGAGCGTTCATCAGCGAGGGCGGCGCAGGAGCGACCAGCCACATCGCAGGCGCACCCGTCGAGCAGTTGATTACCGCGCGGCACCTGAACGTCCTCAGCGACGCGATCCGGGCGTTGGAGGCGAAGGTGGGCACCACGGCCGCAGCCCGCGAGCCGATCAGCACCTACTACGTGAAAGACGACTTCGGTGTTGGGACGGCCGCGACCGGCGCAATCGGTGAGCTCCGCTGGACGCTGGCGTCACCAGCCACCGGCGCATTGCAGACGGTGATCGTCGGGAACCTCGGGCACTTCCGGGTAGGATCGAGCGCGACCCTGAACGCAATCGGGGCGATCACCCTGCGAGCCACCGGAGGCGCGTTGCAGACCACGCCAGACTTCGACATGCGCTGGGTCCTGCGGCTGGGGCAGGCGTCGGACACGGCAACCATCGTTCGCATGGGATCGGTGGCGACCGCGACCGGCAACCCGCCAACGGACGGCATCTACTTCGAGAAGCTGGCAGCCGACACGGCGTGGTTCGCGGTGTGCCGGAACGCGAGCGCACAGACCAGGAACGTAACCGGCGTGAATACGGATGCAAACTTCCACCGGTTCGAGATTGTGCGACGCGGCGCAGCGGTGATGTTCTACATCGACGGCGCGTTGGTCTCGACCATCAGCACGTCAAACGTCCCGAACGCAGCGCAGAGCATCGTCGCCCAGGTGGGCAACAATGTTGCCGTCGAGAAGTTCATCGACATTGACTTCTTCGATCTTGCGGTCTACGGAATGACCAGGTAAGCAGGAGCATCCATGCCGACACCACGAAGCGCGACCTTCCGGGCGGGCACGACCAGGCCAAATGAATACGGCGAGGCTGGTTGGCGCTTGCCCGCGTCGGCATGGCAGCGAGCGCGAGCAGGCGTGTCGCGGGCAATGACGGTGCGACCTTCGGCGACCACGGAGGCGAGGACCTACCGCGCGCTGGCGATCATCCCGCTGAACTACACACCACCCGTTGGCGTCGGGCTTCCGGCGAGCGTGACGATGGACGCGCCAACGCAGTCGTTCGCGGAGGCGTGCGCCAGGGACATGGAGCGCCAGATTCTCCGCTACAGCAACGGTCGAGCCCGCGTGCTGGTGCGAACGCTGGTGTACACCGGCATGGTCACGGACCAGGAGTACAGCGAGTACAAGGGACAATACTGGATCGATCCAGGGAAGATGACGGCGAAGGTTGCGCCAGACCTCGACTACGACTTCGTGATGGTCTACACGGACACGGACGCGACCGGCACCGTCGTCTTCTCGGGACTGACGACCAACGTTGGATTCTGGGTTGATACGAACTTCACGAACGCAGCCACCACGGCGCTGGCAGGACCGCACCAGTGGCTCCATTGGATGCAGCAGCAGACCACGGCGCAGGGATACCCGGACGTGTGGCCGGAAGGCGGAGGCGTTGACCGGAACGCGCACTACGGCTACGCGAGCGGCTGGCAGGAGGACTGGTACGAGGCGTTGTTGACCGGGAGCCTGCCAGACGGGAAGGGCATGACGCCATAC